ATTATTAAAACAATGTATATCCAATGAACTAGCAGAAGCAAATAGGTTAAAGAGATTAGAAATAATGAAAGATGATGATTATATGACACTTGAATTATTGAAAGAAGAATTAAAGGATCAAGCATGAAATTATCTGAACTCCCGGGTGTAGGGGAAGCAATAGAAAAAAAATTCATTGATGCTGGAATTATTGATGCTGATTCTGTACTGAACTATTCCCCGGATGAGATAATGGAGGTAACAGGGATGAATGGAACATCTGTGAAAAAAATGTTTAATAAAATATTAACTAAAATGAGGGAAGACAAGTTAATACCTCCAAGATTCAGACCTGGTAGAGAAGTTGGAGAGGATAGAAAGGATGTAGAATTCATTGATTTGGGGGTAGATGCATTTAAGAAACTATTTGGAAACGGAATAGAGACAAAAGCAACAACAGAATTTTATGGAGAGTTTGGATCCGGGAAAACACAATTATGTCATACTGCAGCAGTAAGAAGTCAATTTTCAAAAGAAGATGGAGGATTAGGAGGTAAGGTATTGTGGATTGATTCAGAAGATACATTCAGACCAGAACGAATTATAGCCATATGTGAAATGCAAGATTTGGACAGTGACAAGTTTTTAGATGGTATTATACATGCAAAAGCATTTAACAGTACTGATCAACAGTTAATATTAGAAGAGGCAGAACAAATACTAAAGAAGGAAAATATCAGATTAATAATTGTAGATTCCAGTACCGGACTGTTTAGAAGTGGTTATGTGGGAAGAGGTACATTATCAAACAGACAGGGAGAAATAAACAAATTTGTAACAAGAGCATCAAGAATATCACAGAATTTTAACATTGCAGTTATATTGACAAACCAAGTTTATTCATCCCCTGATCAAACATGGGGTGATCCAACCAGACCAGTAGGAGGACATATAATGGCACATTCCAGTACATACAGAATATATTTTAAGAAATCCGGAAAGTTTAGAATTGCTAAAATGGTAGACTCTCCAGGTCATCCGGAAACAGAAGTATCATTTGGACTATCTGCAGGAGGAGTAGTAGATATGGAAGTAAAAGAGAAAGAAATAAAGGAACTAGCAAAGGAAAAGAAAAAGAGTAAGAAATGAACCTAGAACCTTATAAAAACTTTCTAGATACAAACAAACTTTCTAACCTATTTGATACTTTTTCAAAGATATTTTTAAAAAGAAAACTGGATGTAATGGAGGCAACAGAAACAGAATTCTTAACATCTCACTCTCTAAGATTAATTATAAAAATGATTGATGAATTTAAGATAAATCATAGAGTGATTTACACATCTGATATCTCACATACAGTAGAGGGTATAGATGTAATATACCTGTGTAAAATTCAACATATACCATATAATGAATAGTTTATATAATGGAAGTATTTAATACACCTATGTTTGTTTGCCCCGATTGTGATGTTGAACTAGTAGAAACCAAGCATACAAAGGGATTATATGAGTGTCCTGATTGTACTGATGAATTTGTACAATAAATTTTAATAGTTTAAAAAAAGTTATAAAAGTGAACAATTATGGATATTTTCAAAAAAGCTCCTGCACCAGCTCCAAGTAAAATGTCTATTAATATGATAGATATTCCAGCTATGTCTACTCCTGGAGGCGACATGATGAAAGCAGATGGAAGCTATGCAAGTGTCGGAAGACCTACAATGGGTCAACCATTTCTTACAGTAGGATCAAACTCTAAAATTCCAACATGGAGATTACCGGCATACAAAGTATTTGAGATGTTTGAAACAATTGGTGATTTGCGTAGTATAATGCACGCAATACAGCGTGAGATGTTTAAAAACGGACTAGCCATAGAACCCTCATTTCGATACCAATGTCAAGTGTGTCTAAAAGAATTTACAGAAAAACCGGCAAAAGAATACATTCCGTTACACAGTTCTACACAAGATGACAGAGAAGAGAATTTACAATGTGATGAATGCGGAAATGAAGATCATAATAAATTTAGAAAACCAAAACCAGAGGAACGAGCCATACTACAAGCACTCATAAAAGACACATTAAATCATAACGGGGAAAAACTCAAAAAAATATCAAGAGAATTTGAAATGGATTTAGATAAAATAGATAATGCATATACACTAGTTACAAGAAATTACAGGGTTAAAAAATTAACTTCACCTGATCCGGATACGGGAGCAACAGCTAAGGTAGTATCAGTTACAGATTATGGGGATATGGATGAGATGATAAGAATAAATCCAGCAATTATGACACTTATTGCAAACGAGGAAGGGGAACCAGGATTTGATGATTCAAACAATCCTAAATGGATATGTCCAGATTATTTACACAGAACCAAATTATTATCAAAACCATTCTGTGATACATGTGGATTAGAAGCATTTACAGCATTTTTTACAGTTAATGAGTATCCTTACGGAGTTCCATTGGAAACACCTAAAAAAATGTATTATCCAAAACATGAGGTAATATGGACAGCAGGAAAATATGAGCCTCATGAGTTATTTGGCAGTTCACCATTAAATGCAGTATGGAAAAAAGCACTATCACTATTTTACCAGGATGAGTATATTTGGAAATATTTTGACAAGGACAGACCACCAAAATCACTACTCACAATATCATCTAGAAACTATGAAAGTGTAGAATCATTCATGGAGAAAAATAGAGGCGGTGCAAGAGCTGATCCATATATGCCAAGAGTATTACTAACTCAGACTGATGATGGAAAATCCGGAATTGAATTCATTGATTTAACCCCAAACTTCCAGGAATTAGAATTATTAGGATTAAGAAAAGAACTAAGAGGTTCTTTGGATTCCATATATGGTGTACAGCCAACAGTATTGGGAGATATGGGAGGCGGGGGAAAATCAGGAGGAGGCAAAGGAGATAGTACAATTCAGGTAACACTAACAAACAGAACAATAAAGGGATATCAACAGGATTTAGATGAATACTTTTTTGATCAATTAACAGTAAATATTATGGGAATAAAGGATTGGAAAATCAAACTAAATGTATCTGAAGAAATAGACGAGTTACGAGAACAGCAGCTAATAGGTGAAAAATTGAATAATTTGCAATTGCTCCAAATGTCAGGATTTGATGCTTGGTTTGATGGTAATGGTAAAATAATGCATACAAGCTATCCGGATCCTAAAAAAGTTGAACTAATGATGGGTGGTGGTGGAATGCAACAAGGTGGAGCTGCAAAAGGTGATAAGACTAAAAATAGAAAGGTAAAAGAAGACAAGGCTACCAAGTTTGGGGGAGAACCAAAAGATAATGTTCCATCTGATGAAGGTGGAGATCTGGGATCCTCACCAAGTTCAGGATTCTCATACAGTGACAAGGCGTTGGAAATAATTCAAAAAGGATTAGTAAATGAATGGACACTAAACAATATGGCCAAGAAACTCTCTGCAGAAACGGATGAAACAACTGTACAATGCAAAAGATTTATTAAAAATCTAATCAGAAACAGTTTACAATGATACGAAAATGTCTAAATTGTGATAACATTCCAAATTTAAGCGTGTATTGTTCTAGGAAATGTGAAGATGAATATATGTTAAAGGAGTCAAAATCAAAATGAGTGATAAAACCTACAAAGAATCACTCAATGACAAAATGTATGATGCATACATGAAAAATGAGGCACGTAAAAAGAAAAGAGAAAATGACTGGACTAAACGATTTTACAAACTAATAAAAAGTGATGAACAAAAGAAAATAACAAAATACGGGGAAGGATTCTGTTATGGATGCTCAGAAGTTAGAGATGTAATATCTAGTTTGTTTTTTGTATGTAACCACTGTGCCGGAAAACGGGGAACAGAAGGATTAATTAAAAACAACACATTCTGTCCAAGAGAAGAACTATGTGATGTATGCGGATACTGGAAATACATGGATATATGGCAACGAAATATTAACATGTGTGGTAAATGTTGTGACAGAACTATCCAAATACACAACAAGTATAGAAAAACCGGAGGAATTACACCCGCACAAAAGAAACAAGACAAACTATACGGTAAGAACTGGCAAAAAGAAATGAAATCAACTTTTAGAAAATAACATCATATGTAACACATTTGTAACAGGATTGTACAGTTTTTTTCCACAAACATTTGCTTTCTTAATTTTCTGTGATACAAATACTCTTCTTATTACTTTTTGATAAACTGTTTTCTTGAAAAATCTAAATCGGGGAAATTTAACTGATAACAAACTAGTTTCATTATCAAACTCTAAATTAAAATCAGTTAATTCTGTTAAATATTCATCATATTTCATACCATTTTTAGGAATCATAATTTTACAACCACTCCCAAAAGATAAATCATAAACATCTTCTAATTCACTTAGCTCATCCCTATGTGTATTCATTGTGTAGAACCTCTCCATTGTATCATAAATGAATATGTCCATACATAACCATTAAAATTAGCATATATATACTCTCACAAACTTTTAAATATACAATAATGTGTCATATCTTTATGAATAAATTCTTACATATTTTAGCACTACTCAGTGTTATTATAGGTATAGGAGGATTAACTGGAACAGCTTTTGCTCAAAATGACACTTCAGAAATAAATGATGTACTATATCATTTAGTAACAGCATCCACATTTTTAATTGCCGGAATATTTTACTCTGCTTCTGGTTATATCAACAAATTAAGAAGAAGTTTAAGTGGGGAAAAGGTAGAAATAGATTATGTAAGAATGGGGAAAACTATGATTCTTGGAGTTGTATTAGGTGTAGGAGCATTTATTCTTTCAATATACAATGGGGATATCATACATGTAGACACAATGCATGAGTTCTTTGTTCAAGTTGGATTAAATGCAGCAGCTATTCTATTCATTCATAAATGGATATTAGCATCTCCAAAATAAATTAACAATATTTTTATACTTTTATTTTAACGTTTATATATGGATAATGTAGTAGAATTCACTAATTTTATCACTAAAGGAATAGAAATTGAAAAATCCGATGGCAGAACTTTTACCGGATATCTTACAGTTGAAGTAGTTGATAAACAAAATGAATTCATTGCAATAGGTGAAATTACCAAAGCTATGAAAAACTATATGGCATTGACACCAAACGTTTCTGATTTTCATAGTAACAGAATGGTTGGATTTCTAAAATCATTTGAAGAATCAGAGTATCAAGGACATCCGGCAATAAAAGCAAAAATTGAGATTCATAAACAGGAAGGAACTTTACTGTATGATCAAGTCTGGGAGAAAATCAAATCCGGAGAATACAAAGGATTGTCAATTGGTGGAGCTGCAAAAACAAAAATCCCGGTAATTAAAAATGGTAAAATGTATGTAATGTTAAAAGATTTAGAAATATATGAATATGCAGTATGCCCTAGTCCTGCAAATCAACTAGCAATAATAGACAATGTAAATGATATTGCAAAGGCAATAGGAAATAATGACATGTTCCAGGATAGAAACGGTAGAAATGTAATCCAATGTGATAATGTAGTTTGTCAGTTTGAAAAGGGTACAAACATGGATAATGACACTGATGCAGATAATGTTCAGCCATACCAAATAAAAGAAATTAAACAAAAACAAAAAGAGATAAAAAAATTACTCGATACAATTGTAAAAACCCCTGAAAATCCGGAAACTATATCAAAATTAGAAAAAATGATATATGATAAAACCCCTCAAGGAGTAATAGAAAAACAGCTTAAATCATTAATCCAAAAATATACATAATATATACCTTTTTAAATTTATATATAACCGATTAATGATTTATATTATGACTGATAAAGTCGAAAAAACAGAAAGTAAAGACGATACAGTAGAGAAATCTAATTCTTCTATCGATCTCTTGACTACAATTGTTCAAAAACAAGATAAACAACTTGAAGAGCTTTCAAAAGCTCAACAAGATGTTATGTCCAAATTGGATGATTTATCAAAAGCAGTTGATTCCGACAAATCCATTAAACCGGAACACGGAATGGAACTCAAACCAAAAACAGAAGGTGATAACGTAGGAGATAAAACAAAAGCTCCAAACGAAGTAGCACCGGATGACCGTCATGGTATCAAACCAGAAACGGGAAAGGAACTTACTTCAACTGATGGATCTCAACTCTCAATGGAAACAAAAGCCGATGAGAAAAAAGAAGAGATGAAAGACAATTATAAAAAAGAAGATAAGAAAGAAGATAAAGTAGAAAAAGACGATACTAAAGAAGAAGAATACAAAGATAAAAAGCGTGAGGATATAAAGAAATCAGAAATCCTAAAGGGAGAGTATGATTACAAAATTACTCATACTGTAAAACCATTTGAATTTGTAAACAAATCAGAAGGTGCAATTCCAACAGGATATCAAATCATGCAAGCCATGTTTAACGGTTATGCTGTCAATGGAGTTAAAAAATGTGTCAATGTTTCACAAGTACACGCTGAAACCCTAAGTAGGTTACACAAAGGTGACTTTGGAACAGGATTACCTCAAGGAGATGCTTATCTAATATGAGACCTCCAACTATTCCAGGTATCCAAACCATAGATGAATTGGCACAATACTACTATGGTAGAACACCAGAAGATATTTACAAAGCAGCAGGAGGTTTTACTACTCAAACACCGGGAGCATACAATCCAATTTTCGGTGCAATGGTATGGGCAAACTTTAATCTTGAAGCTAATATCTGGGCTTTACTACCAAAATATGCATGGACAAGATCCGGATGGCGTATTTTCAGTGAAAAAGCTGGAGATATCGCAGATGCCGGAACTAGCAACAACACTACTTTAGGTGGTTCCGTAGAAGGAGCAATTATTGCAGAAGCAATAAGACCAACAGTAGAAGAGATATTCACCAAACCAAAACTGGTTCAATATCCTTTCCAAGTCTCACAACTTATGGAACAGTTGAACGATGTTTCTGCAGATGATTTGTATGGTAACTTAAACCAACAAAGAGTTTATGCAGCAGATCAAAACAAGGAAAACTTTAACAAAATGCTTTCCCTTGATCCAAGAACATTAGTTGGTGGAAGTCAATCTGAATCAGATGACAATGATACATTCTCTAGACTAAATCTTGAAAGTATAGAAAGAATTGTAGCTAGCAATGCTCAGTTTCTTGCAGAAAAAACAGCCGAATCAGATTTGGCTACTGATGCATACAATCCATGGTCAACAACTGTTCAAATCTCCCGTGATACTACTACTACATTTGATAGTACTGTATTAAGTGCCGGATCAGATCTTGAAACTTCAGACGTATTAACTGATACATTAATTGTTGATACTATCCAAGAACTAATCACAGCAGGAGGCAAACAACCAACCGTATTTTTGGGTGGAAATGATACAATGGCTCAAGTACAACACTTGTACATGAATGCTTATCGTATCACTGATCCTAAAGCAATGCAGGAAGCATACAGTGTTGGTGTTAATGGTGTAGACACATATAATGGTACAAGCGTAGGATTAATGATTTCTACAGTGTATGGTGCTCCATTCATCCCATCAAAGGATACCACAACCGGTATCAGTGCTGGAGATGTAGGAAATCTTTACATGCTAAATACTACCGCTGACAAAAATACTCCAAACATTCCAATGTTGGGTATTAGAGTTTTGCAACCAACTCTGTATTATGAAGCATCCCAACGTCAACAAGGATTCCCATTTATCAACGGAGCCTTTAACGACAGAGGAATTTATGCAACATACGCAGATACAGTTTGTACAAACTTTAAAGCACAAGGTAAAATCGTAAATATTCAACCAACATCAAGTTAGTTGATTTTCCTTTTTTTATTTTTTTTACTAATAATACTTATATGTATCACTTTTAGTAACTCTAATATGACAAAAACCGTTATCTTACATCCAAGATTTAGCAAGTTAAATGGTGGTGGAGTTGATCTTTTAGTAAAACAAAATACACCAAACCGTGAAAGACGGGCAGTATGTCTTGTTTCATTTGTAGATGAAACCGCTACTACTGGAGGAATTTTTATTGATTTTTCAGTAATTAGAAAATTTAAAGAAGTTTATGCAGCTAATATTATAAGTGTTACAGCTAATGATTTTACCCTTATATTTGCACCTGACCAGAGTACAAATAACAATGCTGCATCTGGAAAAATCCGACTATTTAATAAAGATACAGGAGCAGAAATAGTATCCGGAGATCAAACTTTTGAATCTGTAATTGAAATTTACGGTATCTAGTAAAAAATTTTAGCAATACTTTTATATCTTTTATTAAGAACGGTTATATATGATTGTTTCTGGAAAACGTTCAAGTGGTAGTTTTATAGATAATGCCGGGGGAAGCACTTTTGTATCATATGACATACAGGACACATCATTAGATCTTGTAAGTGATGTATTTACCAATATCTTAGAAATTGATTCGCAAAAAGTAAGCAGATCAACAATAAACATGAATAACACAGGTACAGACTATTCAACTTTTGGAGAGTCCACATTTTCAACTACAGCCAATGTTCCAGATTACATAACAACAAGTCCTTCAACAGGACTTCGATTTGTTACAATGGCTACTAATAATACCATTGAAGTATATGATACATCAGACATCCTCATAAACATATTTGGAGGAACAGGTACAACTGACGGATTGTTTACTGGTATAAATGGAATAGCAGCAAACGGAAAAGAAGTTCATGTATGCGATACAGACAATGAAAGAATACAGGTATTTACCGAAGATGGTACATTTATACGATCATATGGAGAAGAGATGGTTGAACCGCAGGATATTTCATTTGATCCTAATAATGGAAATGCATATGTAGTTGACAATACTCATGATGGTTGTCACGTATATGATAAAGACGGGCGTTTTCTTTTTGTTTTCGGATCATTTAATTTTCCATCCGGAGTAACCGTAGATCCTGCGGGAAAACGGGTATTCATATGTGACTTGGCAGATGACAAGATTTTTGTATTTGATACCAAAGGAAAACCTTTATTCACATTTGGATCCACGGGAGCAGGAAATGGACAGTTTAAAAGTCCTTTCAAAGCTGTAGTAGATGCCCAGAACAACATAACAGTAAGTGATTCTGACAATAACAGATTACAGACATTTAATCAGGATGGGGTATTCATATTTGCAGTTACAGCAAGTACATTTCCTGAAGGAATAACAATATCTTCTGACGGTGTTATTAGTGTTACCAAAAAAACCAATACGATAAGTGTATTTACTCCATCCGGTTCAGCATCAGGTAATCTTAACTATAGGATATTCGGATCCACAAGTGACAATGCAGAGTTTACAGATCCAATTAATGATCCAAAATGGATAAATCTTCTTTCTGTCCGTGACATTGATGAAAATCCTGGTAATTCATACTCCGATCTTTTTGAGCTTCCTATCCTGAGTGAGAAAAAAATATATGAGAGTTTCAGAAACAGTTGGAGGCTTGTAATAGTTCAGATGGCTGGAGATGCTATCCGTACAGGTGCAAGAGCTTGGCATCGGGGTGAATCAACATAGTACTAGTTGGAGATCTTGACATTATATCCCTAGATACTATCAAGACATTAGACGTAACACATTTGGATTTTGAAGGTACACTTGATGCTCCGGGAGAGTTTGTTACTACACCACCTGAAGAACCAGATATGTTATATGAAGATTTAGTTGATGTTTTAATGGCATATCAAGATGATGATTTAATGGAATATGAAGGAGGTACGTAGATGTCATCAGAACGCTGGAGTCAAAGGGCTGAAAAAACCACCATAGTTAATGACGATGAATTAATGATACTGGATTCAGAAACAGTTGTAGCAGCAGACAAGAACAAGCGAATTAAAGTCGGACTGTTAAACACATCAGAGTGGAAGGAACCATGTCTTAGGGCTACAACAGGGAATATTACTACTACAGGAAATGTAAGTGTGGATGGCAGTAACACAGTTCCGGGTGATAGAATACTTGTAAAGAACCAAAATGCTCCTTCAACTAACGGAATATACATAGCTGATGCCTTGGCATGGTCACGAGCACTTGACATGAATACAACCGGACAATTCTCATCAGCTACAGTATGGGTTCAAGAAGGGAACACTAACGCAGATACACAATGGTATCAGACAGAAGATGATATCATAGTTGATACCAGTGTTGTAATATTTATAAAGTCAAACAGTACTAAGAATGCATTTTTAGATGACGATCAGATTTTCACAGGTGAGAACACGTTTAATAAATTATCATCTGACGATCTGGAAACTCCATTCGGGGGATTTGGAGAATTTCAAAACTTTATTAGATTCTCAGAAAAATTAGATGAATCTCCATGGCAATTAATCAATGGTATAACCACAGCACTCAGTACAACTGAAGCACCTAACGGAACACTGACAGCATTTGAGGTAGATTGGGCTCCTGCAAGTAGCAATTTAGGATTACGTCAGACCATGCTTGGAATCGTTGATAACAACGACTATACTGTATCATTCTGGGCTAAACATATCTCAGGAGGTACAGGTATTCTTAGGCTTGACCTAAATGACGGTATTGCATCTGCTCAAATTCCAATAGACAGCTCTTCATTTAGGCGTTATTCTGTCAATCTTACAGCCGGTGGTACTAATTTCCTTGATTTTGTCAATCTCGATAGTTCTGGACTTTTCCTTATCTGGGGAGTACAGGTTGTAGACGGATTTGATAACGCACTCCCTTATACACATACAGAACAGGATCAAATATTAAGAGATTTCGGGGGAACTGTTTTTGAACATTTTCGTGTAGGTGGAGTTCCTCAAAACACAAAAGATGCAACCAATAAAAAATATACAAGTACACAAAGCGGTTATGTAGACAATGACGGAGCAAGAGTAGCTACAACTGGTAACATTAATTTATCGTCTTCATCAGATCCAAGTCCTATAGACGGTATAACGCTAGCTACTGATGATAGAATTTTACTTAAAAACCAGAATGATCCCACAGAAAACGGAATATATGATATAATTGATGTGGATGATCCTAATGTATGGGAAAGAAGTGAGGACTCTGATGATATCGATAAACTAAACAAATCCAGCGTAAGTGTTGCAGAAGGGAATACAAATGCAGACAAAGTATTTCTACAGACAAAAGTACTTGTTACACTAAATTCTGATGATGTAACATATGAAGAACCGGATGCAATAGGAAAAGTCGGCACTGGATTAAAAACAACAGGTGTCACATTATCTGTTGATGAAACCGAACCGGGAAGACTAGTAAATTTTGATGATACAAGAGCATACGATGTAAGAGATTTAGTAATACAGGACAACCTAACCTATCGTAATATTAACGCAGTTGCAGCAAGCGGGGGTACTGATTTTGATATAGATGACTGGCTTCCAGTTGGAGGAGTTGGTGCTAAAAATACAAAACATCTCTTTAGTGAAGCTGATTTACCACCGGCAGCAGCAGTAGATGGAATTTCGGGTGATGTACATACGTTAGAGGATGGTATTGAATATATTCTAGCAAACGATATCACTCTTACAAACGGTATGTTTGTAGATGTAGGTGCTGATGTTCAAATAAGTGCATTTTCACCACACAAAAACAAGTTTAAAAGTACCACTAATATTATCATGCTTCAATCCCAAGCTAGCATCAGAGATTTTGACTCGGCAGTAGGTGGAGTACTTGAATCTGTAACCGTAACATCCAGCTCACTCTATGAACAGCCTAGTGAAAATGTTACACTTGAAGGTCAAATGAGTGGTGCTATTAATGCTGCTGCTACTATTACAGTGGGTGGAGGCGGTGTCATAACCAGTGTAAACATATCAGACGGAGGTTCAGGATATATAAACGGTGAAGATATAGAAATTGTCGGTGGTACGAGTGGTGAAAGTAATGCAGTAGCTACAGGTGCTACGGATCCAAACGCCATTGTATTTGAATCCATAGACACTTCCAAACTAGCAGTAGGGAAGCCGGTAAATATCAAATCCGATACCGGATCAGACTATACACAGCTTATGGCTAACATATCTACAATAGTTCCAAGTACATCTTTTACGATTGACAGTGCAATACCGTTTGATGCTGATTCAACCGGTACTTTTGATCTCAACGCAAAATCAGTTGAACTTGAAAGGGTCATTTTTCAAAATGAGTTAGGATTTGGAACTGTATTTGTTCTAGGATTAACAAGAGCTACAACCTCCGAATTTATGATGTTACATTGTGAACTGGATGGATTTGATGTTCTTGGACTGGTAGCAGATGCCGAAAGTGTAGTGATTACTTTAAGTGAATTTGAAAAAGTTTCCAGCATTATGAGATTTATTGATTGTAAAAGTATATTATTTCAAGGTAACTTTTGGAGTGAGACAGGATCAGGTGCTTTCTCTCTTATCGAGATCCAAGGTGGTTTAACTGAAAACGTTGTAATTGCCAACAACTCATTTTTATCCCCTTCTACTGGTTTTGCCCTTCAAATTTTGGGATCAGGTGGTAACACTATAGATACTGGTAGAGTTGTAGTTGAATCAAACATTGATTTAAAATCAACCTCAACAACATTATTTTCGGATGCTACAAATACTATTGACGAGTTAGATGAACGAATAATTGTTAAAAACAATCCTACTCAGGAGGATAGTAAGGCAATTCTCCAATCTAATTTACCTGGAAATCATATAGTTCTAATTTCTCTCATAGATGATTACACACCTGTAACTACTGCTAGTTGGACTACAGGTGTCATTAACAGGTTTGATGAAAACAACGGTACATTTGGATATACAGGATTAAGATCTCTTGGAGCTCAGGTAATGGTATCAATACAGATGTACTCATCTAGTGCCAATGAAGAACTTGAAGCAGCACTATTTTCTGAACCATCAGGAGGAGGCGGTTTTAGTCTAATAGATGCAACAGAATTTAAGCTTACCGGATCATCAGAGGGAGATCCCAAGGTGTTGACTTTTGCCATGGTACTGCCTTTTATAAATGGTTTTAAACTACAATTACAGATAAAGAATAATGATTCTAGTAACAATATTACTATCAATAATGCCAATATATCAATTCTAGATTAAATATATTGTATAAAACCATTATAAACAAACTTTTTAAATAACAGTAAAATATTATATTATACATGACAGTAAGAAAAATCACCAAAGTATCTGTAGAAACAGTAGATGAGAATGGCAAAATTGACACTACTCATTTGCAGGAATCAGATATGAAATCTATTCATTGGAGAAAGGTGCTTAAAGCCTGTGGTTATTGTTTGCAAATATAATAATCTAAAACAAACTTTTTAAATAATATCATCAAGTATTTATATGGCTGAACCAACTGCTCCCGTAAATTTATCTTCTACAATATCAAATGCTACAGTTATTTTATCATGGGATCCGGTTGTATTTGTACCTACAGTAGATACATATACAGTAGAATTCAGCACAGATCAGATAAATTGGACACTATTCAGTGATACCATAACAGATACAACAGCATCAGTAAATCCACTTGAAAATAATCAATTGTTCTTTTTTAGGGTATTTGCAGTAAATATAGATGGTACAAGTCCGGCATCGGGAATAGTATCAAATACACCTGAAAATACACCACAGGTAGAATACTGTACTGCAGGAAACATAGCAGACAGACTAAGAATTGATATCAATGCAAACACTGATCCAAACATTACCATGGTGAATGAGTTTATTTTAGATAATCAGGATTTCATAGACAGAGAAACAGGCCATACCTGGATGTCAGAAAAACAAATGCGTGAAGAGGAATTAACATTGACACGAATATGGGATTGGGGTAAAGGAATGCCATTATATCTAAAACACAGACAAATGAAACTTCCATTGGATACATCTAAAGGTGACAAGATAGAATTATGGAATGGGGTAGACTGGATAGAACAAGATGTAACAGATAATGATTTGTTTATACTAGATGAAGTAAAAGGAATATTATATGTAAGAGGATATTTCTTTTCATTTTTTAGAAACAACAGATTCAGACTAACATACAGATATGGCGGTGATCAGGAAAACGGGTTAATTCCAAAGGATATTAGAAAAGCATGTATCCTAATGACCTGTATTGATGTGTTAGATACTGACTTTAAAATGTCTCAGATTGGATACGGGGGAGAGGGTAACATTAGAAAAGAGGAAGTAATGAACAGATGGCAAAAACAGATAGATAAAATATTACGTAACAGGATGGAATTACTAACGGTATATTAGGGTGATTATACAATGGTACGATTAATTAAATATTGCAAAATAGAAGAATGTAATAGAAAAACATGTGGAAGGGGGTTATGTAATACACATTACGCACAATTTAGAAAGCATGGGGAAATAATAAATAAAATAATAAAAATATATGATAAATTTCAAGGATGTAAAATTGATCACTGTAAAAGAAAACACCATTGTAAAGGATTATGTAAAAAACACTATGATCAATTACCACAAAGAAGAAAAAATAATATTAAACGTGTAAAAAAATGGAGAGAAGATAATCCTGAATGGGGTAAAAATTATTATCAAAAAAATATAGAAAAAATACTAGAAAATCAAATAAAACACTTAAAAAAACTAGGATATAAAATCAATATGGAATACAAAGAAGTAAAATATACTTTATTAACATGGTCACGAATAATAAGAAAAAGAGACAATTATAAATGTGTTATTTGTGGAAGTCAAGATGATTTAAATGCACATCACATATTTCCTAAATCCAAATATCCTGCATTAATGTTTAATATAAATAATGGTATAACTTTATGTAAAACTCACCACAAAGAAACAGAAGGAAAAAAATTGGAGCATATGTGTTATAATGGCAACTAAAACTGAACAGCAACATTCTACTAACAGTGAAAAAGTAATAGATAACATGGTTGAAAATATCCAGGTTGAGCTAATGGGAAACCTAAAGGATATTCTATTACAGAGTGATATTAATTTTTCAGGAAAAATGTCTGACTCAATTAAAGCAGAAGTAATAGATAATATCAGATATGTAACAATAAACTCACCATATGCTACAATTGTAGACAAGGGTTTAATCCCCGGAACAAGAGTTAATTTTGATGCATTAAAAAACTGGGTACATGTAAAACTTGGAATAAATGAACCAGAACTTACAAGAGCTACATTTGCAATACAAAACAAGATTCTGGGAAAAGGGATAAAACCAACATTCTTTGTAAAAAAAGCAATCAAAAAACTCATTGGAAAGATAGGAACATCGGCAACAAAAAGATATGGTCAGAAAAACAAACCGGGAAGTATAACCAAAGGACTCTCAAAAACCAGTAGAATCATTAAAAAGATAAACAAGGTAACTCAAAGAATGGCCAAAGTATCACAAAAAATCACCGGAATAAGGAGAAAATTCAAATGAGTGCAAGAAATGATTCCATGGGTGGATATCAGTTTGTAGATGATATAATACAATTCTTTAATGATAACTGGGTCAAAGGAAACGGGGGCAAAGTACCAAACATAACTGTACAGTGGGAAATAAAAACAACTGGATTTGCAAATTCAAATTATGAAGAAATTATAGTATCATTTGATTCTGAGAACAAAAATATCTACAGTCTATTACAAAGTGATAATGGAAGGTTTTTCTGGGATTGGCTAAATGAGATATCTATTACAATAGACATGAGAACCGGGAAATCATTATCTAGATTACGACAAATAACAAACGAGGTAACAAGAATACTATCAAACAATGTAATTACTCCATATAACAATACAATATATGTTCAGACATTACCCTCAAATCTAACACCATTAAATGATGATTATAGAAATTTGTTTAGAAACACACTAGATGTTGATACTATGAGATTTAATCCTGAAAGTGGAGTAAATGGAATATAAAACTTATCGTGTCAACATATGGATTAAATGGCACATAAGAAAACTTTAAAAATACCATAGCAATATAAACGTATGCCAAGTACAACTGTCTCTGCTAGTTCTGTATATGTAGAATTTGGATATGAGGGTGAATTTGGGGGTGGAAGCACATCATTCCCTATGCTTTTTGGAAAAGAGCAAAAATTAACAAGTTTAGAACTTAACGTAAATCAACTGCCATTAGGACAATTATACAGTCCGGAAATCGAATGTTATGTATATGGAAAAAATGAAGGAAGTGCAACAGTAGAATATGTATTGGCTCAGCCATTTAATTTATCAAGTATATTTGGAGCACCGTTCAGTGAAGAAACTGGAGTATCATCAGGTATATTTACCCATGAATGGACTTCTGATCCAGACAATCCAACTCTGGACTTGGAATCATCAGTTGTAGCTACAACTGTAACTGATCCTGGAACCAATCATATATTAGGTGAATCTATAATTATTGTAGCCTCATCCGCTGAAGATCCTAATGCTGATGCAGCCGGATTTGTTAGTGAAATAGGTGGATCAGGAGAATTAAAAAAGATTACACTAACAAATAGCGGTTATGGATACACAAGTGCTCCAGCAATAACTTTTACTAATGGATCCGGTTCTGCTGATGCAATCATATCACCTGTAAGTACAAGAAACATAGATACAATGGCATTAGAGATAGGAATTAAATCATCTCTTGATGCCGGTGATGACTTTGTAAGAAATATTGCCGGAGCAATATCACCTACCATGAGTTTTAGAATGTCATTAAATGAACCAATAAGAGTAACACAGGAATTAAAATGGGGTATTGAAACACCAAGTGCAACAATAGATACAAGTATTGGAACAAATCTAGATTTTACACCATATGTATTTGCAGATGCAGAGATTAAAGTAAACGGATCAGTAGTAGCAACAGTACAAGATTTCGATTTAAACATTAACAGCAATGCAGAACTATTATGGGAATTAGGAACTGCTAATGCTTCTGGAGCATGGAGGAAAATTCTGGAAATGACCGGAAAACTAAATGTAACTGTAAAAGACGCTTCATTTTATAATATAGTAGCCGGAAGATCAGAACAGACTTCCATGACTGTAACTATTACAAACGGATTATCTGGTACTGCTGAAAAATCTATTGTAATGGTTTTTGCAGGAATAGGATTTGGAACACATAACAATACAGGAATAGAACCGGGAGAACTAGTATTACAAAATATGGATTTCCAAGCAAGAACCGTAAAAATCACTGCAACAAATGATACTAAATCACAGCCAATATAAACCCTTTTATACAATACAATTATATCATGTTACATGGTTGCTGAAATAGTTGAATTTACTACTGACATTCAAGGCAAATCATGTGTTTTACAAATTAAAAAAGATTTAACCTGGGGGGAAGCAAAAGAATTTCTTAGCAAGGCAACTATACATAATCCAGGAGGAGAGCAAAGTTTTGATTTTACAAAAGCAGCAGATATTTTATTAACCAAAGTTATAGTAGGTGGATTACCATTCAAACCAACACCTGTAGCATTTGCAGCACTCTCCATGACTGAGATTAGCTGTATTATAGGAGAGCTGTTTAGGATACTCCCTTTAGAGACCTGGCTGAAGAACCTAGGCGATGGTCTGGGGTTGGTTCAAGGCAAAACGTAGATCCCGTATGGTTTGTATATACCGTATGTGCTTTAGGATATGGATGGGATCAAGAAAAAGTTGATAGACAAGAAATTACCTACCTCAAGAATATAATTTTAAACAGCTTTTTCCTCATCGGTGATTTCATGTCGGGAATGTCAAAATAAGATTTATATTATTTTAGTGATTCAGTTGTAATATGAGAACGTGTAGTGTTGAAGGTTGTAATAGAAAACGTAGAGAATTAATATATTGTCATACACATTATGAACAATTTAGAAAACATGGAAAAATTACAAAAGTTATAAGAATATGTGATGGATCTCAGGGATGTAAAATAAAAAGTTGTAATGGAGAACATTATAGTTTAGGATATTGTAAACCATGTTATAATCAGTTACCAGAAAGAAAAGAAAAAGATAGAAAACGTGTTAGAAAATGGATTAAAGAAAATCCGGATTATGGTAAACAATGGAGAGAAAAAAATCTAGAAAAAGAGAGAGAAAAAACTAGAAGATGGAATAAAGAAAACCCAGAAAAAGTATTAAAAACTCAAATAAGATATCTAAAAAAATTAGGAGATAAATTTAACATGAATCAATATCAAATAAAAACTGCTTTAATGAGTTGGTCTAAAACCATAAGAAAGAGAGACAATGATAAATGTATAATTTGTGGCAGTAAAGAAGGATTAAATGCTCATCATACATTATATAAAAGATATTATCCGGAATTATCATTAAATATCAACAATGGGGTAACATTATGTAAAATACACCACAATGAGGTACATGGTAAAAAACTAAAGTTTATAAATATATGAAACATTTATATTTATGTCCTCAGCTCAGCAGTACAGAATCACGATTGGACTTGATGATTCTGAATTAAAAAAGAAACTAGCTAATCTACAAAAGGGATTCACAAATGCTCTATTTGGTGGTGGATCTGCCGGTGGTAAAGGAGGAGGTATGGCAGGAATGAAAAATCTAGCAAAATTGGGTGCTATCGCTACTGGAATTGGTGGAATACTCATAGGAATAAACAAGCTCGTAAGCATGTCAGTACAATCTTCACCCGTATTAGCAACAATGCTTAAACTTTTGAATATTGGGATCCTATTTATTTTGCGTCCGATCGGCGATTTTCTCGGATTTTTCCTACGACCACTAATCATATTATTTATCAGGCAAGTTGCATTACCATTCTACAAACAATGGGCTCCTATAGGAAGACAATTAGGTGCATGGCTAGGTGGTGCAGCAGCGAAAGCTATAACTAAAGATCCAATAGGAATATCATTAGGAGCTTTGGGAATAGGTGGTATTATTATTAATTGGCTTATAAAAGAACTTGCAAATGTAAAATTCCCCGAATTTGATATAAAATTACCAACATTTGATGATATAAATAAAGCATGGGATAGTATAGCTTTCCAGTTTAATGTATTACAGAGAAGAATTACAAACTTTGTACCACAGATCCCGGGAAAAATATTTGATGGACTAGTGAGTTTGGGTGGATTCATCAGTCAAGGTGCAACAGATATTTATACCAATCACATATTACCAGCTTTTGCAACTGTAAATGAATTCTTTAACACAAATGTAATGCCAATAGTTCAGAGTATAGGTACATTATTTCAAGGAATATTATCTGATTTAACAACTACAGTATCTAATGCGTGGGATGGAATAGTATCATTCTTCCAGGGAATATTAGAATGGTTCCAAAACATTCCATCATTTTTCTCTGATCTGTTTGCACCAAAACAACAGGCATCAAGTGGCCCGTCATCTTCAGGTGGAAGCACATTCAATTTCTATGATACAGTTGTACAGGGTGCAGAAGGAGCATTTGAATTCGGGGAAGATCTCATAAATAATATACAATCTGCATTGGCAGGAGGTAGATAATAATGGTAGATATATTTTTAATAAAATTTGATCCTACTGGAGCAGAATTATTTAGATATTTATTGGGAAATTTTAAAAGATTTTCATATGATATTAATTCACCTGTAACTCCGGCTCCTTTACCAGAAGAAGACAGTGATGAGAATGTACTTGTAAAAATTGAGGGGAATAGTAGTGCAATATCATTATCATGGAAAATATTAGACACTCCAACAAACAGAGAACAGTTAGTACCAGTAGCTACAAAAACGGTGTTTGAAAACCTGTTATTTTTTAAAAATCAGTTTAGATCTGTAAGTATTAATGATTCATATGCATTGTTAATAGATGATTCACTTACACCTATAACATGGTTTGGAACCATTACACAAATTCATACAGATACAATAGATGGAGAAAATCTTACATTAAATGCAAATTGTAAGTTTATGGAAGGAAACGTAGTAGCACTTTATGATATAGATGTTCCTAGTCCTCCACAGAACTTTAGTGCAGTTGCGGGAGGAACGGGTGAGATTGATCTTACATGGACAGCTCCATTTGATGAAGGAAGCACGGGAGTAATTGGATATCGTATACAGTTTGCAATTATTGGTCAAGATTTTACAAACAAAGACGTAGGAGTCGTGTTAAGTGATACACTCACAGGCTTGGTTAGTAATGAAATATACCAGGTAAGAGTTGCAGCAATATCAAATAACGGTGTAGGAAGATTTACCTTTGCAAAAGAGGTTACTGTTCTTTGAAAGTAAAGACTATAGTAAGAGAAACAAACGGAGACATACACTCTTATTTTCCACTAAGCACAACATTAAAAGATGAGGGTATTAAAAAACCGGATCAGTTTACAGCTACATATAAGATAAACAACATTGTAAAAGAAGGATTTAACATATCATATATCCAAGATGTTACAGATGTAGATGATCTGGGGGGCATATGGAATTTTCAATTATCAGCACTTGATGAGGGAGGATATGATGAAGATCCAATAACTGATCCCGATACAAGTCATTTTGTAACACCGGACACCGGGAAGTATATGGGATTTTATGCTGCAAATTTTACCATTGATGGCGTAACTGATATTGTAATAGATGATCCAGGATCCGGGTTTGATAATGCTTCAGTGATAGTTGCCATAACCGGAGATGGAGTAGGAGCCACAGCTTTTGCAACTGTAAATGAGGATGGGGGAATAGAAAATATAACAGTTACAAATTCAGGTCAAGATTACAGTAGTGCAACTGTAACAATTTCAGGTGGGGGAGGAAGCGGGGCTACTGCTGATGCAACAATCACAACCCAGGGAGGAATAGACATAGCAAACTCAAATCTAAGCAGACTCAATTTATCAAAACAGTTTGACATATTTGTATCATTTACACCTTCCCGTTTACAAGATAATGATGGGAGTGACGAGCCTATAGTATGGAGTCATTTTGATTCACCAACCGGACTAGAAATAGGAATTACAGGTGATAATGGTGATGATGACTCTTGGAGAGCTTTTGCAAGAGTAGGAAACGGTTCACTTGTCACTACAATGGAAGGCCAAAACCAATTAATAATGAGGGATGATGATTCTGAAAATCCTGATCCGATAATAATCAGAGTGTACAGAGGTCAAGATAACATAATTAGAATGGAGGTAAACGGTGAAGAGGATGACACATTAAATGAATCAGCATCTTTACAACCATCCGGAGAGGATTTGACTTTTGGTGACAGAAGTTCTGGTTCAGCAGGGGAATATATAGGACTAATTCACCAGGTAAGAAATTATTCAGGAAATGTACTATTACAACACCAGGCTGACAACATAAGAAGTGCCAAACCTATTCCATTTAGTTTAAGATTCCGGGGAAAAATATGGAAAACAAAAGACAATATAGCATCCACAAGTGTAAAGGCTCAATCAGATGCATATGAATTATTAACTGGAACATTGGGAGCAGACGAGCCTGATCAAAACAATCCAACAGAACATGACTTGACATCCGAGTCATATTTATCCATATTACAAAGCGGTGCAACAGATGTAGCATTATTAAACACTTTTACAGTAAAAGCAAAAGACAGTTTTGCATTTGTTGATACAACAGTTACACCATTTGATCCTGCAGGAAAAATACTTGAAATTGGATCGTTTATGGACTTTGCATCTATTCTTTTGGCATTTAGCAATACCGTATTTTTAATAACATCCAGAAATGTAATAATAGTAGAAACAAAAGAGGGAAAACAGACCAATTTCGTATTTGAACAAAATGATTCTGACACATCAACACCAAATATAGCAGCACCATACAACATAACAACTGATGAATCAAATGATGTCAATTTGGCAAATGATATAACCTTGATTTCATCCCGTGCGGGGAAAATAAGAAGGTTTTATTCACCAAATGACATAAAAAGAGCATTACGAAAAAATGTTGAACAGTTGGATGACAATAAAGATCTAGATAATTATGCTTCACGTTTAAGATTTAACTTGTCAGATAGTCAATCATCTACACCATTACCAAATGTAAAGCATATAGTAAAAATAACTGGAATTATTAACTCGGTAAGACATAACCAGATAGTAAACGTAATTAATGCAGAGAAAAACATAGACGTAAATGAAGAAATTACACAGATAACAGTTTCTTTTCCATCAGAACACGTAATTATAAACACCGGAGAATTTGATATTGATTATTTCGACCGTATAGAAAAAACTGTGATTAAATCAGATGAGTTGGTAGATTCTACTCTCTCTTAAAATATTATATAATAGTTAAATTATAAATCATTATGAAAAAATTACTAGTAATTTTATCTATATTATTAATAATTCCGGTTACCGCTTTTGCTTTATCTTCCGAAATATCTTTTGATGATTTTTGTGATATTAAATTAAATGATACAAAAACAAACGCTGCTGATTTTATATGTGAGTTGGATATTTATGAAATGGATAAAAGAATAGGTGATTTAGAAATATCAACACAAAAACAAATATTATTAGATAATTTTGTATCACAATACTATAATCTTACTATAACTCAAAATCAAGATAATTTGTATATGGATTTAGCTAATTTTACCTATTATGATATAAATGTAGGTATTAATGATATTAATGGTACATCTATAGATGGTAGTTTTCAAAGTTTAAAACCATCATATGTAAATCAATATAATCTTACTGCTGATACTTCATATCTAGAATCAGGCAAATATGTATTTGTTGCTAGTTTAAGTTCAGCCATAACACCAACTTTATTGTTTCCTTTTGAAATCCAATAAAATATAAATACTATTTATTAAATCATAATATATGACATTTACTACTGAAAGTTGGGTACAAAACTTTGTACACGCTGAAAGAGCCCAAACAGTTGCATTATTAGAACGTTTATTTGAAGAACAAAATGCTTCAGGTAATGGTTTTGATACAACTACTCTAAGTGCTCTTCAAGTTCAATTATTACTAAAGGATGCATCTGGAATAGTAGCCAATCCGTCAAACCCTTAAATCTCATAACTTTTATTTTTAATCATGAAAGCAAATCCCATAATAATAGGATCATTTTATCAGGATCAAAAAGCCGGGGAACGCATGATTAAAAATTTGTCAGAGTTTGGTATACCTTCAATATGGAGTAATGGGAGAGTTGAAGGATTTACTAAAATAAACAACTCTGATGTGTCAACTGATAATTTAAAGGAAATAATACTATCATATCCAAATACCAAAGTATATGATATAGGATTGACATATCCAGGATATGCAACTAACTATTTAATGCAATTGGCAGCAGATATGGGATACACTCACACATTTTTACTTTCATGTGATGAATATCTGGAAGGAGATTGGAATCTTTTTAAAACAAATCTTGAAAAAATACCTTCTGATAAACCATCTAAGATGAGACTACCCATTGTAGAACATAATCCTACTCATAACAAAAACGTACTCCATATCACTGAACGTGTAGTGTATATGCCTCAATATGTCTTTATACAAAAAATTCATTGGTTATACTATCATAATTATTACCGAAATCCGGAAATTTTAAGTGATACTAAAAGCAAACTTGTATTGGGTCTTACTGTACATCATGATGATTCCATACGATTATTAAAAAGAAATAAAATGATGGATAAATATCAAAAACAACGAAGAGTTATAGAAGTAAAAGAATTAATACAAGTATTGGCAGATGAACATTTGTTGAGAACATTTAAATCCTCAAAACAAATATTGTCTTATAATGTTTAATCATATAGATTTACCAAAGTCAACAATACCTGTTAAAAAATTTAATGATGATTTAGGTCATTGGTGTGTGGATGAGAATGGGGAAAAATTCCCAAGTATCACAACTTTACTTAAAATAAACTCTAAAAAAGGAATTGAAATCTGGAGATATAAAATAGGTGACAAAGAAGCTGATAGAATTAGTAAAAATTCAATGACTAGCGGTACAATAATGCACCAATACTGTGAACATTATCTAAAAAATGAAAATTTTAACATATTGCATTCTAAATATTTTGAAAAAGATCCATACACATTGTACAATAACTTGAAACCAGAACTTGACAAGATAGACAACATATCATTACAGGAAACATTCATGTTTAGCAAGGAGTTAGAGGTATGCGGAACTGCAGATGTTATAGGTGAATATGACGGTGTACCAAGTGTGATAGACTTTAAAAATTCCCGGAAACCAAAATATCCAAGTCAATGTAAGAATTATTTCCAACAGTTATACGCATATGGAGTAATGGCCAAAGAGTGTTATGGAATAGACATAAAACAAGGTGTAGTACTAATGGCAAACTGGAATGATACTATACGACCATATGTAATAAATTTGGAGGACTGGAAGGAACCATTATGGGAGAGTATGATAAAATGGTCTATGAATGAGTTAGGTTTTGAATAACCTTTATTAACATATTAAGAAAGTATATATGTGGATGATTTAATTCTTACAAAAGATAATAAAATTAAAACAGATGGTAGAAAAAAAGCCGGAAAAGCTAATGCTAAATCATTAAAATATGCTAGAAAACTACCAATAAAATGTAACGATTGTATTTACAGACCTAAAGAAGAAATGGGAAATGGTGTATGTACTGTATATAAAAGAGATGGTATATGCTCAATAAGAAAAGACCTGGCAAAACTCACTGACAGTCTTGATGGAGAAAGAAACGTAGACAAAGTATCTATAATGATGCAGGATACTTTTGAGAGTAATTATGAGATTTTAAAATTTTATGAGGCATTGGAGCATCAAATGGGTATAATAAACCCTGACAGAATAAAATTACTAAATTCCCTTACAAACATGGGGAAAATAATCAATGAAATGTCTGCAAAAACAATCAAAACAATTGAAGAAACACACACTCTATCAGATGAAAAGAAGGAAGAAATATCAAGGATGGTAAGGATTGAAATTCAAGAATCTACCCCCGATTGAAACCATAGGTGATCATCCAGAAGAATATGCTAAAGTAATAACAAAATGTATAGCAAGTCCGGTATATTTTGTAGAACAGTTTTTGAATTTCAAGATTCATGAGTATAACAAGGAATTCATAGACTGTATGGACAGGTTTATTGTATATGTTACTGGAAGACAGGTTGGAAAATCAACTAGTGCTGCACTAAAGGCAATTCATTTTGGATATTTTGCTCCACTCTTTGCTAAAAATGTGGAGGATAACGGGGAATGCAATGTAGTTATCATATCCCCTACAGAATATCAGTCAATACTTATCTTTAGAAAAATAAGATCATTCATACACAAATCACCAACATTATCAAAATGTATTGTAAGAGAAACAAAAAGAGATATAGAAATTAGATGGTTTGATGGCGGGGGAACTACAAACTTTATTGTCAGACCAGTAGGTGATAACGGTGAGAGTGTACGAGGAATTACAACACACTTTGCAATTATAGATGAATGTGCATATATCCCACAAAAAGTATTTGAAGCATTCCTACCATCAGCAATGACTACCAGACCAAAAATACTCTACACATCAACACCTGGAGGAAAGTTTGGTAATTTCTGGGAAGCAACTGAAAACTGGTACAAATCATATGAAAAAGGAAAACTAAAAGAAGAAAGAGAAAAAACAGATGTTCTACAATGGGTTAAATTCCATGTAACATCATTGGATAATCCCGATACTGCAAGTGATCCAGTATTTCTTAAAATGCTTGCAACTACTACAAAATCAGCACAGGAGCAAGAAGTGTATGGATTATTCAGGGAAGGCGGTAACAGTCTAATATCCCATAATTTATTACAGGATTCACTACTCCCAATTAAAAGACCAAAAACATTTGATTATTATGATATGGGAGTAGATACATCAGGTAAAGGTCAGGATGAGACAGTAATTATAATATTCGGGGTAAAAGATGGCATCGTATATCCAGTACATGTTTACACTGAAAATACAACAGAACAGCACGAATTAGTAAAGAAAATAAAATCACTACATGATAAGGAATGCCATTGCAGACGTATATACATAGACGAAACCGGAATGGGATATGAGTTAGTTGCACTATGTTATAAGAAATACTCTTCACTAAATGCATTTGGAATAAATTTCCTAGCTGAAAAAACAAATATCTATGTAAATCTAGTAAAACTATTTGAGGATAGAAAGATAAATCTTACACTATTAGAGGAACATCATAGAGACAAACTGGTAAAACAAATTACACATATGTATTGGGATTATGGAAAGTATAAGGATCAGAAACCTAAAGTAAGAACTGATTTTGATGATGATTATAGTGATGCTTCTGCGTTAGGCTGTTTTGGTCAATTGCGGGGAGCCAGTTTTCAAGTGTTGCCTGATGAATTTGTATGGGGATAAGATTTATATTAAAAAATACTTAATAGTATACATTGTCAATTGAAGAAAGATTTTGGGACAAAGTAGATAAAACTGACACATGTTGGATTTGGATTGGATCCATTTCTAAGAGTGGATATGGAAAATTTACATTAAATCAAAAACCAAGTTATGCTCATCGTGTATCTTATGAATTAATTAAGGAGAAAATCCCTCAAGGATTACAAATTGATCACCTATGCAGAAACAGAAAATGTGTAAATCCTGATCATCTGGAAGCTGTAACTCATAAAGAAAATATAGGAAGAGGATTGGTTGGATTTCTGACAGGTCTTAAACAACGTGCTAAAACTCACTGCCCACAAGGACATGAATATACAAAAGAAAATACATATGTATACCCAGATGGAAGACGTGATTGTAAAATTTGTAGAAAAAATCAAAGAAATTAAAAAATAAGAAAATATTTAAAAGCAAGTAATTTAAACATATATATAATGCCTGAAGATCCTAAAAAACCAAAATGGGTTACTGTAAGAGGTAAACATGTAGAAGTGAAACCAGGTGAGGATATAGCTAGTGTTATTAGAGATGAGACCAAAAAATCAGAATATGTACAAAGATATGGATGTGTAAAGAAATTTGATATTAGTGATAAGGTAACTTTTGATAAATATAATAAAACAGGAGAAGTTTATGGATATAGCGGGAATTTTATTAAAGTATTTGGAGATGACGGAATATCTTATAGTATAAGTGATCAGTCATTATTTAAAACAGATGAGGTTTCCGGATTTGGCCATTGGGATACCATGAATTCCTTAGACAGACGACAATTGTTAAAGAATTGTGGTGTAGGATTAGAATGTCAGGATAGAAACTGGCATCAGTTAAACCCAGCAGTACAAAGTACATTAATTAAAAATATTACAGCACCAGGCTATGAAAGCGGGGGAAATTCAAGTATGCCGGGAACATTCAATCCCGTATCAACTGATAAGAGCATAGCAGAAAAAGTAGATGAGGACATAAAGGAGCAAAAAAATGCGAAAAAGAAAGGATGATAACAGATGTATTGAGTGCAGACGAGAGTTTGAATCTTCATCATACAAGGGAAGACGTAAGACATTCTGTAATAGTACATGCGGTGAAACATGGCATGAAAAAAACCCTGATTTCAAATCAGTATATGATTATTTAAAAACTATTTAGATTTCTTATAATATGTTGGTTTTGGTGTACGATCCTCTACAACATGATTCTTTTCATAAAATGATAAAATCCTTTCAAATACTAGTTCATCCCTTTCATTTTTTATATTCTCTATAACTGGTTCAGCATATACACGCATTCTATTTTTCTGATGCTTTGTAATACTGATAGGTGTATTTGGTTTTTCAAAATTCATATCTCTTGGCATTATACTATATTATAATGGTATAAATAAAAGTGTTTAGTTTAATGGTTTATATTGGTATCATGATATAATAATACTACAATGAGTGATAACAACAAAGATGCTCTATGGAAAGAGCTAAAAGTAAAATGGAACATGCTCAAAAAAGGTAGCGGTGCAAGTGACTCTGAAAAGAATAGTGCTAAAACAAGAATCAATGAGATTCAAACAGCATTAGGCAAAGAAGTTACACCTTGGGATAATGATAAGAAATCATCTCCTCCAACAAGTACTGTTACAAAACAAGAAACATCAAAAACTGCACCTGCATTCTTTGAAGTAGAGAACAAAGTAATATGGCCTACACATGATGTAAACCAAGAAGAATTCAATAATTTCATGAAGGTACAAAGCACAGCTTTTGTCATAGCAAAAACACAACATCCCTCAATGGATATAGATGGTAACACATTTGGTACAATAGTAAGTTCCATAACAGGCCATTTGATAAACATGAGAAGGGCATAAACCCTCTTTTTTTCTTATGACTCAATGTAATAAATGTAAAGTAAGTAAAATAACTAAATGGTATTATTTAAAAAATACACATAAACCCATATTATGTAAAAAATGCTATGATAACAAACGTAATAAATTAGTTACAAAGGAAAAAAGAAAAGAATATAGAAGAAGACAAAAAATAAAAGCGTTAAAAAAATGTGGAAGTTTAGTATGTATTAATTGTGGTCAATATGATATAAGTGTATTAGAATTTAATATGATAGGAGGAGGTCATACAAAACTTGTAAGAGATAAAATACTTCCGCATGGGGAAACTCTACAAAGAGATATTATAATGGATAGAATAGATTGTAAATTATTTGATATTAGATGTAAAGTTTGTAATATGTATGAATATGTTAATAGAATATATGGATTAGAATATTATATTGTTCCAATTTAAAAACCTTAATATAGATATTACTTTATGATGTTTATATGGCAAAAAGTTCTAAAAGCGTATTAGCCATCTCCGATCTCCACTGTGGTTCTAGTACTGCAATATGTACACCTGATCCTGAAATATCTGATCTTGATACAACATACAAACCAAACAAACTACAAAAGGAATTATATTCTGTATGGAATGAATGCATAGATGAACTACATCAAAAGCCGGAAGTGTTGGTACTTAATGGTGAACCAATAGACGGAGGCAATTTTAAAGGATTAGGAAAACAATCATGGAGTACAAATTTGGAAGATCAAATGAAAGATGCTGAAAAACTAATTAAAAAAATACCACATAAAAACCTGTTATTAACAAGAGGTTCAGGATATCATGTTGATTTGCAAGGTACAAACTTTGAGGAAATATTTGCAGAAAAAATGAAAGCACAAAAATATAGAGCATTTGGTGGTTCTGGAAATACTGATTATTACGCATTATTTGAAATGAATGGAAAGCATTTTAACTTCAGTCACCACGTCGGATTTAATAAATGGGCATCATACAGAACCACAGCATTAGCTAGAGAAATGGCGGGAATGGTATTTGAGAAAGACAAGGTTGGAAGGGCAGATGTTATAGTAAGATCACATGTTCATTACTTTGTTCATGTAGAGTTTGTTCATACACATGGTATTATCACTCCCGCATGGAAGTATCCGGATGGTCATTTGTTTAGAGGTGGGGTTGCAGGAACTACACCTGATATTGGAATGGTTGAGATAATAGTAGAGTCAAACGGGGAAATTCTAGTAAAGAAACATATTGCAGAAATGAACATAAAGCCGATGGTAAAGCACTACTAATGAAAAAAAGAACTATATCCATACTTGATCTTCCGGAAGTTACAAAGGTAATATCAACAATAGAAAAAATCAGAATATCATTAAAAAAAGGAAAAAAATCACATGTACAACTAATCAATGATACGGGGTGTGGAACTGGAAATATAACAAACAATACAAGAACAATGCTACGTAACAATCAAATTAAAAAAGTAACATGTAAATGCTGTAATATAACGGAACTGTATGAATTAATATGATGATACCACTACATCAACGCAAGAGATCAGAGGCTAGTTTATCTGATGAATATGAAACCCCGGATGACATGTTTGAACAATTATGTAATGAATATGGAATACACCCACAGATGGATGTTGCTGCTACAAGTAAAAATTTAAAATGCCAATTTCATCTTTCTAAATTTTATGATGCCTTAGAATCAGAATGGGAATATGATTCTTGGTGTAATCCCCCACATTCCAAAACTAAACAGTTTGTAGAAAAAGCATATGAACAATGGAAGAAACATAATATCGATATATTAATGATAATCCCGGCAAATTCATTATGTACTAATTACGCTTTTGATTATATATTAAAAAAAGGAGTTGAATTTCATCCCATATTAGGTAGACCAATATTTTTAGTAGATGGTGTACCAAGTAAATTTAATTCAAGAAATGGATATTTTGTGGTGATATGGCGAAAAATATAAATAAATATTTCATAATGTATGAATCATGGCAATTATATTTGAAACTAGTAACATAAATGAAAAGGTTTACACAAAATTAATCAAAAGACAACTATATATTAATTTAGGATTTAAAGAAGCAAGAAAACTATTCAATACCTGGAATATTGTAATATATCCATTAGAGGCTGCAGAGCATTACAAAGAATTCTTTGCACATGTAGAAGGTGAGACAAATCTTGGAATAGCATGGGGTGTAACAATGCCAAAACCAGGTAGTATAGGAGGAGATTTATTTTGTTTCATAAGGGATACAAAGAACCCATTCATTCTAAGAAGTAACATGACCAAAGTAAGTCATGAATTAGCACACATGATACTATACAAGAAACTTGGAAAAACAAGAGCTGTAAGAGAGTTTGACGAGCCGGGAGCCAAAGCAGGAAGTGAGGCAGCAGCATACGTTACACTAGTACATGATCAGTTCTATGGAAGAAAGAAATTTAGAATATATTGGGTAAGATATGGTTTAATATGGTTGCCGGTAAGAATATTGGATATTTATAGTATTCTTCACTAAACTTATTAAATGTATAATACAATGTAACAAGTGCTAGTTTTAGAGAAACAAAAGTATAATCCATTTCTGGTATGGATGGCCCGTGCAGAAGTATATTTCCACAAAATAGAGGATCCCGGACACTGTAAAGAGTTTAATTTTATGAGAAGGGAATTACACATGCTAAAGCCTTATATTTTACATAAAAAACCTAATAGCATTGACTAAAAAGAAAAAACGGGGTGGTAATGGTACTAAACCTGTAAAAATGAGTATGAAAGAAGTTGTGAATGCTCTCATTACTAAAAAAGACGGATCAAAGAGATTATACAGAAAACTATCAATATGGGAAACTATACTATCATTATTCACTAGAAAAAAATTTATAAGTAAATAAAATTATCCATTTATATGTTTGTATCTGAAGAATTTGGATCACCCCAAGATAAAATAAACTCTAAAAATCCTAAATATAACGTAATGGCAGTAAGGACTCGTTACACTAATGGAATAAAAGAGATTAGAAAATTTATGGCTAAAAACATAGTTACTGTACAGGGGAATGAATTTTATGCTCAACTAGGAGCACGGGAAACTCCACTTCCAGATGACTTTGATGATGGAAATTCACGAATGATTCTTCAAAACCCATCTGGACAGGATACACCAGCAAATACAGATAACTTGTCAAATGTATCAGACCAATTACCTTTAACAACTAAAATTATAGAACCCAATTTCCCAGTAACAGATAACGAGGATACAAATAATCCACAATCTTCTCCTGATACTTCTATTACTAGAAAATATGTATGGGGAACAGTAGATTTTAATACAGAAGGACAGATTGAATCATTTGGTACTATTACTCCGGGAACAAACTATGCTGAACTTATTGCAACTCCTAGTGATGCAGGAGATAATAATGCTATATTAGTAGCAACGACCACAGGAGGAATTATTACAAGAGTGGATATTATTAATCCCGGACTTGATTATATTGCTGGAGATGTAGATATTGGTGGTGCAGATGTAGGATCAGGTGATGATATAACATATACTGTGGATAGTTTCGGAAGAATTGATGGTATTGTAATAACATCCGGAGGAACATTAAATGATTCTCCAGTAGTTACCGTACCGGCAGGTGGGGGAGCTACTACAATAGCCACAGCAGTAGCAACAGCAAATTCTAGTGGTTTCATTACCGCAGTATTTATAATAACTGGAGGAGTTGGTTATGCATCTGATCCGACAATCACAATAGTAAATGATGTATCGGGTGGTGCAGATGGAACAGCATTAGCAAACCTATCATCCACAGAGGATATTACAGGTGGAGCAATTCATGCAAAAGGATCCTTCCCAGCCACAAACGCACCATTATTAACACACTTTAACTTTACAAGTTCATTTGAAAAACTATCAACTGATGAATTAACAGTGTTCATAAATCATCAATTTTTGGGAGTGTAGTAATGCCCGATTTGGGAAATTCAAGAACACAGTTCTTTACTCAAACAAAATCTCATTCAAATACTACGAGTGATCAAGTTCTAATATCATTTTCCAGTTTAAAAAATCTAGTAACCCTTCATATGGATATGACACTTTTTACAGGAAATGTAATAGTTAAAGTATTTGAAGATACAACTGATTTGCTAAGTACTAAAATATTTCCTACTGACTACGATACAGGTGTTGAAATAATAGTTGTGGTTTTAGATGGTTCGGGGCAGGATATGAATGTTACACTTAATACTCCAACTGAGGAAGGTACATCAAGAAATGTAGTTATAACATCAAGGGAGGAAACAAGAAACTAAATGGCTCTAATTGAAACTGATGGAAGTTTAGTAGGACTAGCTAGTATAAGTGAGACATTCTTGTTTGCAGCACAGACCCTACTAAGATACTATGCTACAAAAATTGATCTTACCAATATGATATCAACTAGTGTTATTACCATAAGAATATATGATAATATAAATGCTACAGAAAGAATATACGATACACAAGTATTTCAAGGAGTACAGGACATACCAGAAGTGTTTATACCTTTTCTTCCCTCATCTAACTATAGGGTTTCAGTTCAGAGTGTAAATACAAACTCTATAACTATACCTTGGTCAAGGTATACCACTTGACCACCACCATCCCCCCTACATTAGCTCATACACATGATGTTTCACACATTCCGGGATTTATATTTCAACCAGTTGTAGAAACTGTAAATATTCCAGAGAATCAAGCTAAATCATTTATGTTTACCCGACTAGTCAATGAGATAATAAATATCCCCGAAAGCATTAGGAATATAAATTTATTTACAATTGCATTTTCTGAAACAATACATATAGACGATATGCCAATGGGTGCTAGATTAATAAGGGTGTCAGTAAATGAATTGGTAAATATCGCAGAAAAAATAACCAAAGTATCTGATTTGATACGCAGAATAAACGAGCTTGTAGATATATCAGAATCACTTTCAAAAGTAGCTAACTTGACACGAAGAATTAATGAATTTGTGTCTATGATAGAGTCATCTGCAAAATCAAGAGTTCGTACATTTGTTACAAATGAAATAATAAGTATAGTAGAAAAGATAACAATGGCAGCCATACTGGTAAGGAGTGTAACTGAAATTGTTAGTATCGGGGAATCACTCTCTCAGAGAATCCGGGGCATATTATTAGTAGTAAAGAAAAGACTATTACTAAATGTACGTAAAATAGAGTTAAAACTAAAAGGTAGTCCAGAGTAATATACCATAATGTCCACTACAAGAACAAACTTTGAGGGAAGGCTTTTGGAGATATATGAGGGTGGTTCAAAAACATTTGAGTTTACAATAATAGATTCAGAAACCGGGGAAGCTCAAGATATGACAGATGATATAATATTTAATTCCGGAACCGTTACAATACTAAAGCCAAGCGGGGATTCAATAGGGAGTACCAGTATTAGTTTTACTAACAGAAGTAATGGAAAAGTTGACTTTATCATAGAGCCTCCAATATCTGATACTGAAAATGTAGGAAACTGGATAGGTCATTTGGCCATACTCAATGAAGTTGAACAAGTAATAGAGCAGCAGAATTTCAACTTTAATATATTGCAAAAAAGAGCTAAATGATAACTAGTATAAAAACTAAATATCATAACATACACGATACATTATGAGTGTAGCACCAAATTCCAAATCTAAACTATCCGGAACTGATACACATGCTTTGGGTGGTACTTTAACTACAACTGTGGGTACTACAGTAGGAAACGTAGGTGACCAAATAGGCACAATATCAACTGGTGACAGTTTGGATCATTTAATTGGAACAATGGTAGTAACAACTACTGAAGCAGTAAATTTAGTAATTCTTAGATTTTCAATTCGTGCCACAAATGACTCTAATATAGAAATACGAGAAGGTACTACTGAAATAGCAACTGTTGACGGATCAGGAACAGGAACTAGAACTATTAATATTGTTTTAGAAGATGTTAGTGTAGGATCCCACACATATAATTGTTCTACAATCTTTGATACTCAATTTTATCAATATTGGATTAGTGGTTCTGTACTTTATGGAGCTCCTGTTAATATTGATGATACACATGATCTTGCTGGTTCAAATACACAGAGTTCCCATGAAGATCATATTCTGCCATGATAGTAACAAACAGTTATATTGTTATGATATAATATTATATTATTAATGTACAATCCCGGAAACTTTTCAATGTTTTTAGAATGGCAAAAAAATACATTATACAATATAAAACAATTACAAAAAGATGGCAAGGACATTCCAAACAAACAAATTAAAAAAATAATGTTAAAAGGTTATACCAGGATGATGACTCTTGAGTGAAAAATCTACAAGAGATCATATTCACATCAATGATACAAAGTTCAGGTTTCAAAGTTCACCTTATGCTCCCATACCAGTAGAGAAAGGAGGTTCGGGGAAGTCAAGGTTTGCAGTTGAGGATATGGTGTATATTACAGGATTAGGATGGGATGTTGTAGATGTGTATAATTCCGGGAACGAGTTTGCAATTGCATTTTACAAGTATATTGAATTTAAAGAGTTCATGGGTTATGAACATATTGGATTAACAAGTAAACAAATAAAAGAGAGATTAAACAATGTATGGAAGGATAATAAAATTGAGTAATATAACAATAATACATGATGATCCGTTGGGTGAAATATATTGTAAAATAATGTTTAAAGATTATATGAGTGAATATGATAAGAATAGTTTAAAAAGTGATTGGGAAAAGTTCAAAAAACAAGTTGATAAAAATATAAACCTTATAAAAATTCCGGGAGATAAAGATGATTAAAGACATACCAGGATGGAAAGAGGTGGATCATTTATTACAAGTGAAGAATATTGGAGATCAATGGATAGAATTAAAATTCTGGAAAAGATGTTAGAGGAATGAGAAAACATAATCAGGCAAAAAGAAAGTATAGTTACAAAAATGATGAGATTGATTTGGTAGATATATGTCAATTCATTAGAGATACATTCCCACAATACAAAGTAAAAAGAGAATGGTACATTTTCTGGGGTCATGACAATAAAGCTAAAAGTGTATCGTTACGTGTACCAATAGACAACATTTACAGGTATAGGCATCCGGATATTATGATGTTTGAGGATAAGAAATTAATCCTAGCTTATGAAATTGATGGTGCATATCACAATATAGATGTTGAAGGTACTTTATTGAGAAACCAGGAATATCGGGCAGCCGGAGTACCGTTATTGATATCAAACACTGAGGATAACAAAATTAAAAAGGTTGATATATACGATGATATATACAAAAAGATTAATGACTTTCTTAGTGGTGAGTAAATGACAAAATTTCTAACACATGTGTCAAAGAAACATGTTACCATTTATAATGAATTATTAGTTACAGTAGCAGGATCAAAACTTGACAAGACAAAAATAATATTTCAGGCCATAAAGGAATTTATAGACAGACAAAAAAATGATGAACCACTCATTGTAAACAAAATACACTGGGAAAAATGTTTTGATAACTTGGAAGGCATAAAAGATTTCCAATCATTACAACAAGAAATAAATAACCTACAGTTGTATAAGGATAAAGTTGAACGAATCAGATTTAAATAAATTACGCAATCGAGGATTAAACGTATTCCCACTTAAACCAAAGTCAAAGTTTCCTATGGGAACATGGAAAGAGTTTCAAAGTGTACAGTATGATGGTGAGTTCCCGGAAGGATGCAATTATGGTATAGTGTGTGGTAGTATATCAGGTAACTTGTTTGTATTGGATCTTGATGATATATCATTGTACAAGTACTTTCAGGATTTCCACACATTCACAGTAAAAACCGGGAAAGGTTATCACCTGTATTTTAGGAGTCATGGATTAAACATACCATCAATGAAAACTGATGATTCCATAGGAAGACACATTGATATAAAATCTGAAGGTGGATATGTATTAGCACCTGGTTCAATACATCCAGACACTCTTACACCATATAATATCATAAATGACGTAGAGATTAAAGTTATTGATCCATCACTCATTAAACAAAGATTGGTAGAAATAGGATTTGATGAGTTTAATGAAAGAAATATTGAGAAAATCAAAGCCGGTAGTACAGAGGGGGATCGTAATAATAACGCATTCAAGTATGTTGTATTTGTAGTAAATGAATATGGTCTAAGTGGTGTACCATTAAAGGAAGCATTATACAAGTTAAATGAAAAGAATAATCCACCACTCCCAACATATGAATTAGATAATATTTTAGAATCTGCATTAAATTATGTAAATCTACAGGAAAAAATTGACTCTAAAGATCTGGAGATAGAAAGATTTGTTGATGGTGTAAAGCCACGTTCAATAACAATGCAGGAGATAAACACAAGTTATGAAGGTATACTGGTATCATTTGATGCTATAGTTACTGGAGTGAGTGAAAGATTTACATTTACAACTGAGGCAGAATTTATTTGCCCCATATGTAGTAGTACGGATACGGGGTATTGTGACGAGTATTACATCATGGGGGAGCCATACTGTAAGGATGACAAAAGAAAAATGAATATCATTAATAAAACAAAAATAACTGACTCAATTCAATTACTTAGAATAGAGGAATTTTTAGAAACTGCAAGAGAAAATACACCCGTAGAGTATGATGCAGAAATTATAGGTGATGATGTCGGGGAGGCATTTATGAGCCAAAAGAAAAGATTCACTGGAAGATTTAGAAGTATATCAGAGAAAGGTAAACGATATAATAAAATAATATTTCAAATTACATCCATGACTGACTTGGAGCAGACTACCAGTTGTCTACCAAGTGAGGAAGAGTTGATACAATGGAGGAAAATACCTAACATATTTGAAAAAGTTACAAACAGTATTGCACCTGAAATGCTAATCAACCCACTTATAAAACAGGCCATAATGCTATCAGTTGCAGGAGGAGTTTCGTTAAATGGTAAACGTGCTGATATACATGTCGCACTACCAGGTGATGCACAATTGGGAAAATCTGAATTATTAAAAGCATTTCATGAATTAATCCCCGGAAGTGGATTAACAGTTGGTACACAAAGTACGGGTGTAGGATTAACTGTATCAATGGTAAAATCACATACTGGAGCACTAATACCAAAGGCAGGATTTCTCCCAAAGTATACAGGTTATCCCGTGTTCATTGATGAGGGTGATAAAATGAAACCTGAAGATATGGATGCAATGCTACAATGTATGGAACAACAAATAGCAGTAGCTACAAAGGCAGGATACCCAAATGTAAAGTTTGCAGCAGTTAATAGTATTGTGTTTGCCGGAAATCCAAAGCACGGGAAATTCATTAAAAATATACCAATAATGCAACAGTTAAAAATGTCTGAACCATTCCTTACACGATTTGATATTATATTTTTGGTACTTGATGAGAATAATGAGGAACTAGATGACAAAATAAGAAATCATATCAGAGAGTATAGAGAGGGAAATCCAAATTTTATGAAAAAAGATGAGTTACAAAGATATTTCACATATGTAAGGACTTTAAGACCAATCATACCAAAATCATTAGAGCCTGGAATAGATGCATTACACAAAAAAATGCGAAAGCTAAACACAGAACAATCCGGAATAAACATTGGAATGAGACAGTATTATGGATTAAACAGACTAGTAACATCATGTGCTAGCTGTAATTTACGAGAAGAGGCAACACAAGAAGATTTAGATATCGTAAAAAGTATAGTATCAGCAGCACTAAAATCCCTTGATATGAATCTTGAAAGCGGGCAAGCAAGAGATATAATAACTAGCACAAAAAATACAAAATCCAAATGCTTTGATGTAACGTATAATGGTATATGTGATAGTGAGGGAACGATAAATAAAGATGAGTTTATCATAGCATTATCCAAGACTGACTTTTACACTGGTATTACTGCAGAAACAATATGGGATGGATATGTAAAAATGGGTAAAGTCATTCTATTAAATGATACAGGTAGGTATAGACTGGTATAATGACAAAAACCCAGGATCTAAAATTAGAATTAAAAAATGTACCATTAAATTCTCCCAGACATGATGAAATAATATCAGAACTGGAAAGAATCAAAGAATGGTGTGAAAAACAGCCTTGGTATCAAGGTGGTGGTAACTATAGTAACAGCATTAAGAAATACCCACAAGCCGGGAAAAAACAATTCTGTATACCATGTAAGAGGGAAACATATGTAATACCCCCAAGACCCCATCAATGTTCGGGATGCGGGGAAAACTATTAAATACTATAGTATCATAATATTATATATCATGGGTGAAGAACTATACCAATTTAACAAATATATAAAAAAGAAAAATGTTAATAATCTAGATGCTGAGGATGCATTAGGTATTCATGAAGATAACTGTTGTAATTGAGTACAATTATTACATGTGATATAACTTGAATACTTTCTAACAAAGATCTCCTTACCACATTTTCTACAATTTTGTATTATTAATGTCATTTATACCCATGCAAATACTGTTAAATATTATATATAATATATCTCTTTACATGCCTAACCACAACAAACAAAAAGGAACCAGGTACGAAAATGATTTTAAACACGCTTTGCAGATGTTATCCTTTGAGTGTATTAGGGCATATTCATCCATTGGTACTGCTGATTTGATATTTAGTCCATCATGGAATTACAAAAAGAATTCCCGGACTTTATTAGTACAATGTAAGAATCAAAGAAATGATGATTATCTATCCCCGTTTGAGAGAGCACACATTGATAATTTACAGCAAAGAAATGCCGGGATGGTAATAATAGCATTTAAAAGATCAACAAAATGTTTCATTAAAATCTGGGAATCAAATGTAATACAAAGTTTTGAAGAGTTTGTACTAGAACAGTATGGAATATCATGTGAGTATTCAAAGTTATTAAAAAATTATAATCAGCACAAGAGGCCAATTCATTTATATCCTTTAGAGAAAGAAATATATACAAAACAAGATGGAAGCCAGGGAGAAAAACCAATTGCTCCCTTTCAAGATCTGTATGCAGTAGATGTATGGTATCCACATATCGGGGAACACTTTAATGAGGCATTCAATAACAAAAAGTAATGGAATTTTCCGGAACCTCATGGATATCTCATGTAAAGTACAATGAGGATACTAAAGCAATGTCAGTTACCATGAAAGGGAAAAGTAAAAATGTATATGAAATGTCAGATGTTCCATATGATGTATACATGGAATTTAAAAAATCCTCATCCCGTGGAACCTATTTTAATCGTAACCTAAAGGGTAAATATCAGCATGCGTTCTTCACCTAATGGTATAGTTACCATAGTATTAGGGTATAGTTACCACAAACACTTTTATTCCTATTATTATACAATATCATTATGTTAAAATATAATACATGTATGTGCGGTGGTATCATATTCCCTACACAAAGACAATGTAATTTGTGTATTGAAAAACAAGTTAGATTAAGATGATTAATCCAGATGACTTTAAGGTAATATGGTGTGGTAAAACACCCGGAAATGGAACAAGGTTAAAGGAAGAACTAATGATATGTTATGATTTAAAACAAGCTATTATATCTGCAATAGAGGTATGTCATAAATATGCAGATAATATAGATAATGGAGCAATAGAAAGATCTAGGCAGCTTGATAATGCTATTTTACTCCAGACGTTACTAGAACAATCCGGAATTCCTACACTAATTACTGACTTTAATAAACCGGAGGATGTATTACCTAAATGACAGATAATTCAAAGAGTAACTTGACTTACTTAGACTTTGAAAATATTATGGCAGTAGTAGAACAATGTAATATTGATGAGGGATTAACCGATAGTATTAGCCAAGCGTTAAAGGTGTTCACTAAATGACAGATTTTACAGAATGTTACGAGAGGTTAGAAGAAGAAATTAAGGCTACTGAAAGTTTGATTTCAGAAGGCGATACAACCAATCTAACAATGACAGGTTATCTTGAAAATCTAAAATGGCTTAGAGGTGATTTGTCTAAATGACAGTTCAGCCAAAGGGGAACGAGATGTGTAGTTGTGCTTGTCATGAATTAGAGGAAAATCATAGTCCTGAAGACTGTTATTGTATGAATGATAAATTACAAAATAGTTTTGATAGATGGATTGATGAACAAGGGGGTCTTCTAACTGAATAATCAAACGGTTAGGAGTAGATTGGGTGAATCATTCCCATATTCATCTTTATTTAGAGTTAAAAATCCCCTTTATCTTGTAGCTACTTTAAACATGCTAACAATGTTTAGAGACCAGTTAATCGAAAGGAAAAACGGGAATGAGTAAGCCAGGAAGAATCTTAAACGATTCTTGGGTTTGCCGTTTAGGTTGTTATCATAATTTACATGATATTATATGTGATTGTAGATGTCATACAATACAAGGAAGATTTACAGGGCAACTTACAAAAGGGAGAAACGGTAACTAATGTATAAATGCCCTTGCGGATTACCATTTAAAGCATTAATTGATATGATTAATCATAAATTAAAAACAAAACATGATTTGCAAGTAACCGAAAGGAGAAACGGTTAGTTATGGTTTTATGTCCTTTTTGTTATGATGTAGAATTGAAATACATTAAATTTGAAAATGAGATTTATAGTTATGAGTGTCCCAGATTTGGGGATATATTAGAAATTAAGCTCATTACAAAACGAGGTAAGGGGAATGAGTAAATCACAATATCCGGGAACCCTAAAAAAATTCCATATGTAAAAAATGCAAGAAAAATCTTAATCATTTATCTGCAGACAACCAATGGTTACACGCTGAAATGTGTAGAAAACAAAATTCATTATTTGATTATGATATGGATAATGATTTAGATGGTATTAAAAAAATAGTATCATAGCATATTGATTATTTCATCATCAGATAATTCATTCATTCTATATTCCCCGCCTTTACAGTATATATGAATATCACTCTGCTTTGATACATACCAAAGAAACACCGTAAATAGGAATAAGGGGATTCCCACTACGGGTATGAGTAAAAGCAAGGAAGTAACCATTGGAATCAGAAATAACCTTCTTGCTCTTATCATGATAGTGTAATAGTACAATAGTAATATAACTCTTTAGAAATTAGTACATTTATAATACTTCAATCCACGGTGGTATCATGCCAACATGTACAATCTGTGATACATATCATAAAAGAAAAAGATCCTGGAATGTCACCTTTAATATGTGCAGATCATGTTTATACATAATAGAATGGTTTAACTGGAATGGTAATTATTTAAAGTCATACCATGATAATACAGCTTGATCCTCAAATCCCGGTAGTGGTAAAGTTAGATGAAACAAAAGATGCATGGAGTAAGGGATATGCGTTTTGTATGATAGATTACTCTCAAGAACATGATTTACTATTTGTAGTATCACTTGATAGTACGGGGGAGATAATTACTATACCAAACAATGAAGTAAGAGTAGATCAAAACTGGTCACTGAAAAGAAGAATTACTAGAAAAAGTGTAAAAAACATTTAAAAGCACGGGCTCCGTCTAATCTATGGGTGATGATTTCCGGAGTTATAAACCCAAAAAATGGGTTGTACCCTGGAAATTTAATGGACTCGGTGGGATTTGAACCCACGACTAAGGTATGTTCAGTACCCTGCTCTACCACACTAAACTACGAGCCCACGAACAAATAAAAATATTATAATTAAAAATGTGTCTCTCATGCTGAACATTTATCGGGTTTCCCCCATGAGAGACATAATTATCAAGACCATTTTACCTTTTGGAGGCGGTGGAGCCTCAGTAGGTTCTAGCGGTACTGGATAACATTATACTATACAGATAGACAAATTAATAGTTTTTGAAAATAATTATTTACACAATGATACAAATGGTAGGAGGTAAATGTTAGAAGACACTGGGAATTATTACAGTGTAAACCCCCTACCGGTACAACTCTATATGTTTAGTATAAAAATGGTTGTTTATTACACATGTGTTGATAATTTTATAATATCATATCTTTCCTGTTTTGTTAATGTGCCTTTTTGAATCATCATATCCATTAGTAACATGATTAGTGCAGGAGTATCTATTTTTCCCATTATAATATCATACAAGTATTATACGTTATTAAGTTGATCCTTGGTATACAATAAAGATCCCTACTTTTCATCCTTTGATTCTCGCTCTTTCAGCATTGTACATTGCCTACCGAAGGTTTCTTCTTAAGACTATGGATTTCTTCTGCAGAATACTTTCCAAATAGGGTAATTATCAATGATCATACCATCTATTAAACATAACTAAATAATTTTAAAAAAAAGGATTATGGTAGATGGAACTTTGAGAGTTCATAATACATCATATATTGTGGCTCGTCTGTTAGGTCAGTAGTTGTTACGGTACATTCATTACCATAATCTGCTGCTTCTATTAGATCATATTGAGTTGCTTTTTTAGGATATACTTCAATGTATGTAGTTTTTTCAAATTGATCAGTCGCACAGTCATCTACGTGTTTGTGTGTTATTTTGTTATCAAGTAGAATATCTACTTCATTTAATGCGTTTGATGTTCCATCCTTTAGACTCTCGCCAAATGACATGACTAGTTCAGTCGAATAATAATAGTTCACTTTGGCTCGATTATGCACATCCCATAGTGAAAAGACTAGTTTGCCTTTGCAGGGTATGGTATTGTCACCATTTGTAGGATCGTCATAGGCTAGACCCTCCCATGTTTTTTGAGGTGTTTCATATCGTACACCATTTCTGTATGGATCAAGATATGATTTACTAAATGAAACACAGCTATCCCTATCTGGATTCTCACCGAAATCCCAAGTTATCCATGTTGTTAGAGTGCTTGGGTCAAAATCAACTTTTACTTCATTTGTTGTTTCTGCATATGCTGATGGTACTAGTAGTAATGCAACTAGTGATAATACCATCAATGATACATATAGTATTGTTTTCATGAATATCGTGATTTATTGTATAGTATATAGTTATTTAATTAAAAAAAGAAAGGGTGGGGTTAGGAGAGTAATGAAACACCTAAACCGTTTGTACTATCAGATATTGATGCCCAAGGAATTACTACTGAATATGTGCTTGTTACACCGTTTATTGTAGCTGTGCCTTGACCAGTGTAGATTCCTACAATGTCGTGATCACCCCAATCATACACTGGAGCTCCACTATCACCTTTTGCTCCACTATCAGCGGTCATGAGTATGATTTTAAGACCGTTTGAATCAGTGATGATATACTGTACTGTTTCATCAAAGTTCCCTGTTTGTGTACCTGAAATATCCAATTCGTCACCTACAGTTATAGTTTTTGAACCTGTTATGGATGCAGAAACACCAGAACTTACCCAAACTTTGGATACGTTAGTTCTTGAATTGGTATCTGTGATGAATAGACAGTCACAATTTACTTCATCATCAATTTTATCACCACTGTTTACAGTTCCAATTTTGTAATAAGTAGTGGATTTGTATGGCTGATAGATACTATCATTCACATCATAACAATGTCCAGCAGTAAGATATCCAGTTGTTGTACCTTGTTTTACTGGAAGCCCAAGTGTGCAGCGATCACCATCTTGATTTTTGATTTGGATCCCGCCTTGAAGCGGTTCACAATTGTCAGCTCTATATGTGCAATCATGACTAAAATCCGTATATTCAAAAGTGCCATAGCCTATTTGAACGTCAAGAGTATCATCATTAATGATGGCCTCTATTTTTTGCTTCCATCTTGGATCTTCTGATTCTGGGGAAAGAATAACTGTTAGTTTGTTTTCACCAACAAGTGACATTACAAGGGGTAAACCCTCAATATCTCCGAGTGATTTTTCAATGTCTAATAGTTTGTCGTGGTCTTTGTAGACTTTTTTGTTTTGTTCCCTAATAGTCTTCATCTCTTGTACTTTTTCTTCAATCTTTTGCTCTATATTTTGAATTTGTACATTAGAAGTTGCACGTTCTTTTTCTAAACCGAGTTTGAAGATATCCTGTACAGTGGACTGTACGTGTGGCGAATAGTTTTTCTTGATCTTTTGTTTTATTTCATTTGGCAATTCAATTACATTGAATATTGATGCATTAATCATACTACTACTAAGTGGAATTAGTAGCAGTACTGCCAATGAAGCAAACAAAAAGATTTTTGTCGTTTTACTAGTCATTGAATAATAGTATGGTAAAAATAATTATAAATCTATCTACTGTATCATAGCTTTAATAATTACAACATATTATAGCATTATTGTGATCTCTTTACTCACTATCTATGGGTGATAGTAATGAGGAAGAAAAACCGCTATTGCCTAGGAAACGGTAGCGGGGTCACAATGATGTAACCATTACACCAAAGGGTTACACATTATTAAAACTTTTTTATTTATGAGATTAATATTTTCCAGCCTATAATTACAAGCACAGATATGAAAGAGACAACAAATCCTATATCTACAATACGTTTTATGACATCAAGTCTGTCAGTTGTAGTTTTGTTCCCCATTGATTATTACCTATATTACTAAAGTGTTATAGTGATATTAATTGATTGGCCTATTCCTATATCATTAATTGCTTTGATATAAAATGAATATTCTACATCAGATTCTATTCCATGCAATATTATGCCAGTTGCTATTGATGGCATCTGAATATAAGTAGCAATACGAGGATCATCACTAGTATAATATATTAAATAATCAGTGATTGAAGAACCACCGTCACTTATTGGCGGATCCCAAGTAAAATTAACATTACCATTACCTAAATCTTCAACAGCCAAATTAGTTGGTACACCAGGGATAGTATCTACTGTATAATAAAATGAGCCAGTAGCATTAGCACCAAGGTTTGCATCATACCATCCAATAGCTGTATAATTCCCTGTTGTCCATTCTACACCTAGTATATCATTTCCAGCAATTAATGTATGATAAAACAGTTGTTCAAAAAACATTGTTTCTATTCCTGTATATACTAAATCATCATTCTCATTATAAATATCATAATGAGCATCTACAGGGGGCGGATAATTAATCTCAGATGTAATTACAATTACATCATCTTGAGTGTACATACTATTATCAAATTCCATAGTAATTTCATAAGCCTTTAATCTGGCATCGGCTTCCTGTACACCAGCTAAAGGAATAATCAATACCATTACAGCCAATACACTAATCATCAATAGTTTTTCATTCATGTTATTACTCTTTTGACTGGATAGCCGGATCAATTGTTGTTTTTAATATTTCATTAATGTCTTTTCTATAATCTCCTAGTTGTTCATTAAGTTGTGCTTTGTAAATATAATCTTGAATCTTTTCCAGTTTTTCTTCTAGTTCCTGTTTTATGAATTGTAATCCTTGATTTGCACCCATTTCTGCAGCCAATCCCTTTGATATTTTAGCATTAAGTTCTGTTAGTCTTTTGTTTTCCTGTTTTAATTTATGAATTATTTTAGTTACTTCATTATAATCTATATCTGTGAATAAAGATAAATCATATGACTCTGATTTTTCAGTTACATCATTAAAGTAGGATTCTCTAACCATGATAAAATCCGGGGAGAGGTATTTTTCCTTAAATGATTGATTCTCTAAAACTTGTGAAATAAATTCCTCTTCATCATCTATATCATGCTCTTCTAAGAATTTTACAATGAACTCTTTAGTTATTTTCATTTCATTAACACCTTTTCTGAACGCTTTAACATTTTCATTTCGTGTTGTATAGATGTCAATACCTCTAAAACTTTGTCCATTTTATCAATTTTTTTAGGGATCCCCATCTTAAGATCTGTAGGTGTAAGGTACACATCATAAACAATGTTACATTTTGACAATAATTCCTCATATTCTATCATGTATCCCATTCCCTTTTGTGTTATGGAGTAATCAGAGTTTATCAGCCTGTAATGTTGTAAGTTTTTTAAATGATTTTTAATCTTGTCAAATGACATTTTAGATCGAAGTTGAATGGATGTAGGTTTGAGATCCTGGGGATAATTTTGAATGACTTTTAATATATCATAGTATATTCTCTGTACTGTACGTCTATCTCTAGTCATTATTGTTAATCCCTTTTACAACTTTTAATAGTATTTTTACTATATCTATCATTGGATAGTCTTCATCTTTGTTATGCATTAAGAACTTTTCCAGATATTCTATGTCATCTTTGTAACCCATGATTGTTACTTTATAGTACAAAGATGAATAAATATGTTTTTGTGGCCTTCCCTGCACTCATATCATGGGTATGGCATGGGTACAAAAACGGGAAGACCAATGGAATTATAACATTTAAAATATAAAAACCATTGTTTTCTGTTATATAATGGGTATGGAATGGGGAATATTAGCAAGTGGAAGGATATAGTCTGGAACCAAAATAGCAATTCATTTGAAGAAATGAAGATTGATTATTATGGTAGATGGATGAAGTATTCCGAATTTGGAAACAGACCTCATGATTATTCCTGGGAATTAGACCATATTGTAGGAAAAAATGAAGGAGGAGCAGACCATCCAAGTAATTTAAGAGCACTCAACTGGAGATCAAATGTAGCAAGAAACGGGAAAAAATACAAACAAAACGAAGTAGGCTAAATCATTATTCTCATTAAATGATAATTATAAATATTGTATTACACTATACATAGCGGTGTGTTATGTGTTGGTTATCAATGTTTGACATATAATTTCTAGTATAAGGCCAAGTGGGGATTCACTAGAAGCACCATTTTTATATTCAAATTATAAAAATCACAATTGTTGTCACATAGACTGGTAATTGTGCTAACCTTATGAGTTAGAATCTCCACAGATTCGTGGGTTCAAATCCCTCCAACAACGTTTATCAAAAATCAAATTAATCTATTTACATAATATATACTATCTTTAAATCTCGAATATTGGAAATTATCAAAATGGCTAAAAAACCCACAATGATAACGGTTCATCCTGCAGTTATAGAATGGATTGATGAAAAAGTAAATGAAAGAATGTTTTCTAGCAGATCACACGCTTTTGAAAGAAGTGTTTTATTAATGATGAGTGTAGAAGACAGACGTGAAGTAATCAAAAAGATGAGTAAACGTTAATATTCGTAATTATACGTTTTGTATATAATGTATAATTACATATTACTTGTAGGACTTGCAATGTTTTCCATATTCAGTGTTGCATATGCTGAAGACTTTGGAAGAGTTAATGGTGATTATTTTAGAACCGGGGATTTCCTATCAGTTACATCACACTCTAATGATATTATGACATTTGATATTGTAGGTGAAAACTTTGAAAAAGGTTATACAATGGATCCCCGTGGTGGTACTGTCACATATGGAATGCCATTCCCTAGTGAAATGCCTAAAGGAGTTTACGATATTACATTTAATAGTATCAACTATACTTCAACACAAAAAATTGGATATGGTGTACCACTTCCGGCATTTACATTACATGCAGAGAAAACCATTCATACACTAAATGAATATGCCTTTTTCTGGGGTCAGGTCATTGGAATAGAGCCCACTGACTACTCTTTTAATGGAAATGTACTTGTACAAATACTAGACAGTTCAGGAGAACTTTTAGAGGATAATTGGAGGGCAAGTCATGATACAGCTAGAACTGCTCAAGATGTTAAAGCCACAAAGTCAGAATTTAGAGCACAAATTAACAATGGTAAAACATTCCTAGTTACACAAAATGATGCTAATATTTTCGGGGATCAAGGAAGTAAAAGTATAAGACCAATTTTAGAAAATGGTTATAGAATATTTATCAAAATTGATCCTATAATATACACAGCCGGTGAACAATATACATTAAAAGTAACTCATGATGGAATGGTGAAAAGTGTAAATTTCCGGATAATTGAACGTGATATTTTACCAATCTTTAATGTTACAATTGATACAGAAATATGTGAATATGAACAGTCCATATATGATACTTTGGAGAATAAAAGAGATAATTATATTATAATTGGTGATCCTACATTAACTGAAAAAGTTACTTTACAGATGAATAATTTCAAGTTTACAGAGGGATGCAATTGAAACACTGTATTAATTGCAAGCAGGATGTAAACCCTAGGCGTGATATGTCAGGAGCTAAGAAAATCCTAGTAAGTATAGCATTTGTAATATGTATATTATTAGGATCACTTTCCTTTATTGGAGGCTCGTATTCCGGAAATGTGAATGATGGAATGGTAACATTTTTGTTTTTTATTGTAGTTTCAATTACAACAGCAATGATAGTATACTATGCAGAAGCACCAAGTTGTCCAATGTGCAAGTGTGATTATTGGAAGCCGGTACATAGTATTTTAGACAAGCCTAGATTCCGGGAAGAATTTATAGATAAAAATAATTAAACCCACATATATAAATACTAATTATTAAAACTTTGAATCATGATGAGTGATAAACTTGAAGACATTCCAAAGTATTTTATCTGTGATGGTGTGATTCACAAAAGTTCCCCCCACAATGAATGTAAATGTAGCGGGGATTCTACAAAGTGGGTATTCACCAATGAAATACAAGGTATACAATGTGTAACATGCTTCCAGGAAACTATGAGCAACGGGGATCCAAATATAGCTCATGAAAGAACTTAATAATAACTATTTGTAGTAAAATATTAATCATTTAATGGTATAATACCACTAAATGACCCCGCCAAGATTCTTAAGTGTACTTGACGGTTTTTCATTCTATCCTTCTTCGATAATGATGCCTCAGATAGAACAGGTCAAAATTGTATCATATAATGGAGTATTTATTGGTATAATGTTTGGTTATAATCTTTGAGATTCCTTTACCTTTTCAGCATCAATAATAAATAAATAATTACCTGTAGATTCCCAAAATATTTCTTCATCTGTTACTTGGGTTATAGGATAGCTAAATCTATTATTATAAAGAAAATCTGTGAGCCACATATGGGGGTGTTTGGTAAAATTAATCATTTCTTTAAATCATCATGCATCTAATTTCAACCAACTGAAATAATCAATACAGATATTTCCCCTCTCATTTTGTTTTATAATACATTTCTCAAAGGGAGAATACATTGCACTTGCAGATCTTACCGTAGAGTACTCACCACATATTTGTTCAGATGATATATTATTAGCATCATTTGAAAATGCTTCATTACATCCTGCAAATATTGCAGCCATACCAATTATTACAGTAATTATACCAATTATTATAATCCCAGTTCTTGTTTCCATCTATTTGTTCTCCTTTTTGTTTGTAATATTTGTTTCATTCTCTAATAGAGATTGAATTTTAGCCATTGATTCACCACATTCTTGTAATGATATAGGTAATCCATATTTGAATAATTCCTTTACTAATTCTTGAAGTTTTAGAGCTTGTATAATGAGTTTAAATTCATATTCCTCTGATGTAACATCAATATATCCACATTTTTTCATGTCTTTGATATAATTATGTATAGTAGGATAACACTTTTCAAAAAACTCTTTTGATTCATAGTTTGTTCCTTCCATTATTCATCCTCCGGAATTATAGTGATATTAGGTGCATCATCAAAAATATATCCATTTGCTTTTTTAGAGAGTCCGGGATTTTCAATTGTAACACTTGTAATTTCACCACCTTTAATGATATCAGTTGGTTCATCCCTTAGTATATCCATTAGTATAACAGATGATTTTTTATCATAGTATCCCTTTTCAAGTCCTTCTTTAATTTTTTCTAATTGTTGGAACATTTTTGTATTATATTCCCGAAGTTTATTATTATCTTTTAATTCTCTTGTTGTTATTTGATTACATTTTGTTACTAGATGTTTGTTTATCTCTTTAAGTTGTTTGTTTTCATCTAGGATTTTATCTGTATTAATCAAATCATGTTTACATGCGTGAACATGTCTACTCCCGATTACAATCATTTTTTCATTGCAATAACCGCATTTTTCGTTAAGAAATATAGCACTATTCTCTTCCCATTCAATGATTTGTTTATAAAATTTTATAGGATCAGCGGGAAAGTTTCTTGTATCATGATTGTACTGTAATGCATATAACAGCTCATCTTGTTCATGCTGTGCTAGCTTCATGGTTTCTCCAATGATTTTCTTACTTGCATGTGAATTATATCCATATCTGGAACGATATTTACTATTTGATCAGCATCTATGTTTAACATCTTAAAAAATTCAGTTCTATCTATTTCATATGTTGTTATTTTTTCATGTGTTTCAAATGAGGTTGTTAGTTTCATGATTTCACCTTTATTGGTTCATCCTCAAAGTATAATGATGTAATTTCATTGAAATATTTGTCACTTCCATGCAAGTATCTATCACACATTTCATCATATCGTGCTGCTTTAGCTTGTAATTCTTTTATTATATTGTCTTTATCTTCCAATTTTAACCATTCATCATGTATCTTTGCTTTTTCTTTTAATTCAATTAATTCCCTAACTGAATGTAAATTAATTGCTTCACAAACTGTTTGATTCTCTAAAATTTCTTGTTTTTCTTCTTCTGTTACTGTAATTGAATATACAAATTTATCTTTACTAAATGCACCATTTGAAAATCTATCTTTAGTTAATTTCATTCCCGTTTCTTTTTCCTATCTCTAAAGATAACATCAAAACCGTTTGTTAATGTGAATTTAGTTTCTTTTATATGATCTGTAATTAAATGATCTGAAAACTTTACAATAATATCTTCTAAACTAGATGCTAGTTTTTCATACTCTTTCTGATTCATAACATATTACCAAACACTTTACGAATTTAAGCGTTTAGTGTGTAACTTACCCATAAGTATAGACATAAAAGAATTATAATACTATTATCATGGGTCATGAAATTAAGCAGATATACAATACATTTTGTGTATCATGCGGATCAACTCATACAACCAAGAACGGGAAGAGGAAAATTAAACATGGTGTAACACAAAGGTACAAGTGTTTAGAGTGTGGTACAAGATTCACCTGGAGAATAGGTTTTGAGAAAAAGCATTACAAAGGTGAGTTAATCACACTAGCAATACAAATGTATTATGCAGGACAATCATTAAGTAAGGTAGCACATACATTAAAGATGCTTGGTATCTCACCAACAAAGCAAACCATATGGAACTGGATTAACCAATACTCTTCTCGGATCTCCACTTTTTTAGAAACTGTTCCACCTGATGTCGGGGAGTCATGGAGGAGTGATGAAATGTATACCCATGTTAAAGGTAAAATTTCATATTTATTCATGATGATGGATGACGATACTAGATACATTCTAAGTCAAGAGTTAGCCAAAACAAAAGAGTATCATGATGCGTATAATTTGTTTAATAATGGTAGAATATTAGCTGGTAAAAAACCAAGTATAGTAACTACTGACGGACTAAAGGCATACAAGAAAGCGTTTAACAGAGTATTTTATTCAAACACATTACCCCGAACTTATCATAATAGTATCATTAAACTCACCGGGGATGCAAGTAATAACCTAATGGAAAGATTAAACTGTACCGTAAGAGATAGAGAAAAAACTTTTAGAGGTTTACAAAGTTATGATACTCCTATGTTTAAGGGGTATGTTATCTATTTTAATCATATTAGACCACATACCGCACTTAATGGAATGACACCAGGAGAAAAAGCTAATATCCATATTGAGGGACAAAATAAATGGTTTACCCTCATCCAAAATTCAACACTTCAACAGATTTATAAATATGCTATATAAGTATATATTCCGAATTTTCCATATAAAGTATTTATGTATAGTAAAGAAAAAAAACGGGAATATTATCACCAATATTATATTTTAAATAAAAAGAAAATAGATACACAAAACAAAAAATGGAGATGTAATAATCCGGATAAAATAAAAGAATCTCAACAAATATGGAGCAAAAATAATAAAGAAAGTTTAAGAATATATCATAAAAAATGGAATGAAGATAATAAAGAAAGAATATCAAAACAGAAAAAAGAGTATAAAAAAGAGAATCGAGAACAGATAAAAAAACAAAGAGATCAATATAGACAGAGTAATCGAAAAAAGGTCTTAGAAAGAGGAAGGGAATTAGATAGACAGATAAAAATAGATGTATTAAATCATTATGATAACTCTATTTGTAAAAGATGCGGAGAAACTAACCTATACAAACTCACATTGGATCATATTGAGGGAGATGGTAAAAAACATAGAGAAAGATTAGGAAATGGTAAACATTTTGGAAATAGATTTTATAGATATTTAAAAAGAAATAACTATCCAAATGATCCATCCTTACAAGTTCTATGTTTGGCATGTAATGCTAGAAAATATCAATTAGAAGAAAAATAAAGTAATTAAAGTAAATAAGGTAATTAAGGTATATAATGTAATTAATGTACATAATGTACGGTAAATACCGTGTTTATCATCAATGTTTAACTAATTCCGTTAAAATTTATATACTTATTTAATCAAAAAAATATGTTAGTTAGTCCAAAAAACATCATACCAAGATGGTGAGGACTAACTGACCCGTTATATGCATTTTTTGCACATATATGGTATAAAGTATATAGTTATCCACTATATAGTTATCTACATATATAGTGACACCTACATAGTTTTTAACACATTAATCCAAAATGCTAGTTTAAACCTAAATGTTTAATAATTTTATCCAGTTTTGCACAATTTTGTAAAAGTTGATTTTTAATTTCTGATATGTCATTTTGAAGTGTTTTTATTGAACCATGAGTGTTTTGCATTTCTACATCCAATGAATCAAATTTTGTAGTTATATCATCAAATGCTTGTCTAATATCATAATCCATATACTTTCTAAATTTCTTACACTTTATAAATATTATTTCAAAACTTTCCGAAGTTCTGTGTTTATTACTTTGCTAAAACTCACAGTTGTCATTTCTTTTGTAATTCTTTTGGCCTGGATTAAATGCAGTTTTTTATATATGTCTGCTTCAATCATTATTGTCACACGCAAAGAACTCAATGTATATAATAATATATTATTTAATTATAAATGTGTATTGGAATTTATGTGATTTTTAATCTTTTGTATCGTGTCACAAATAAGATCCAATTGCAGTTTATCTTCCTGGTTTGTGGTGTATTGTACCATGTTACTTACTAATAGTAACTTTATAATATATGCTATAACACATATTAATTGATATCGAGATTAGGCAATTATGTTTCAATTGCTTTATTTCTCTAACCCTTTGTCATGATGTAAGCATGACTAAGGCTAATTTTTAATTATTACACACAATTAATAAATGATTGAGTGAATAATATAGTGATATTATATATTTTTTAATATTCTAGCAAGTTCTTTTTTATCATTTTTGAATAGGTAATTGGAAACATCACTACCATGATAGAATCTTATAATTTTACCAAACTTGTTTTTAATTTTCATACCGTTAAACTTTGAAACATATTTCATTAAATGTTTTTGTTCCCTACCATATTGATCATGATGTTTTTTACACCATCCAACAACTGTAATCATAGAATGTTTAGATTCAAACGATGTATCTAATTGTATTTTGGTTTTACAGTTTTTCCAATTACATGTTTTTTCTTCCATTATACAACTACATTCATACGTTATTAAAATCTTACTACTCTTTATTTTCAATAACTGTAACTCTGTCACATGTTGAATTTAACAAAGTACGTAAACCATCTATACTGCCTTGCATACCATTTAATCTTGTATTTATTCCATCAAACTGTGTATTTATTTTATTAAATTGTTCATTCATTCCTTCAAAAGCTTTCCGTGTTTCTTCATCCATGGTATAATTCTATTATAGTATAATATAGTCTATACTATAATGATCGGGTTATAATGGTTTACCAATATTAGTTTTGTAGCATCCTGGTACAGAGCATTGAGCTTTCTCTTTTTTACCTACCCAGTGATTCCCACATATGCAAGAAAATAGGTATTGAGAAGTAAATTTAATATTTTACCCCTATACCTATTTCTGCTTTACATTTATCACAACGAAGTATCTGTATATTCTCGTAATCTTCAGGTTTAAAGAATGTCTGACATTTAACACAGATGATTTTTAATGGGTCAATTTTCATATTAATTTTCAAATTCCACTTGTGTATATGGTTTAACTGGATATGCCTCTGGGTCGACTGTTCTTCTATGAACAAATGTTTCATGATTTTCACAGAACTCTGCAAAATCAATACGGGCATTTCTTGTTTTAGTTGTATCTACATTGAAAATTGTTATATAGCCACATGTGAATTTTGTAAATTTCATTGTTACTTCTATCTTGTAACCTTTTTTTGATTCTGTTGGTGGTGTGTAATAGACTCCTGAACTCATTTGTTTACCTTTAGTATATCCTTGTTTTTCTGTAATTGAAAAATTAAATTGTGGAAATTTAATTTGTGCTTCCTCTACCATTTTAACAATTGATTGTTTTTTAATTGTAATTGTATTCATACTATTATACAGTATATACTATATAATAGTGTTACTATCTAATAGTGATATAGTTGTGATCGGGTGACTAAACCTTAAATGTCTTACCCAGGATCTTTAGTGAAATAGATCCTATTTTTATAATATTTCCTGGGGAATTATTATATCATTGCTGGAATATTTGTGTAGTTTTGGGACAAAACGCAGTAAATGATACATTGGTGAACGGAGAATCGATCGGGAAAGACCCGATGATTATACGGAGCCCGGGGCTAGCAATTGATAAATACTAAATTAGAAACGATCTTTTATTTTGATAAACAACAATAACAGATTAGTAATATAGGATCAGTACAATTTATTTCATCATCACATGGGCTAGTGTCTTTACAAATAATACAACTATGAAAACCACATTCACACATTTTTAGTATTTATCCATTCCTTTGTTCTTGTTTTGATATAGTCTTTGTATACATATTGCATAATAACTTGATAAACATCTTGCCCGGATTCCTGGCATTTTTTATCAATATAATTTAATCCCTCTGCAAGTTCTGGATCATTATCTTTGTTTAATATAAGAGAGTCGACTTTATTAATAAAAGATTTTGGGGGATCCAATTAGACCGCCTCCATTTTAATACCGTATGATACAATATTCCCGGTTTGTTTTGCCTTAACCAATTGAGCTTTATATTTACCTCTTCTTGGTTTTGTTCTTAATCTATACCCGCAGCAAGGGCAGTCAAGGCCATTATATAACATGTAGATTTCACAGATTTGACAACGTTTTTGCCCGGCTGCATATCTTCCCATTAATCGGGGCTTTTTTGCTCTGTGTCTTTCACATTCGACTCCCTTGCAGCTTATAATGTTTCATCCTCCCATGAATATACTTTGTTTCCATCAAAATATACTGTCTCTCGTAGTTTGTTTGATAGATCATGATCAAATCCTTCTTTTGTGTAACATGATGCAAACTTTAAAATAAATTGTGCATCATTAAAGGCTTCCATTCTTCCTTCATGGTATGATTTGTGTTGTTTTGATAAAGAACTATTCATTTTTTGAATTGCTTCTTTTTCTAATTGTTGAAGTCGTATCAATCCGGGAATTTTTGATTTTTCACTATACATTAGTTTTTCACCCCTTCAAATACTCTTTCTCTTTGGGAATGATTTAAAACATCCTGGTATTTTTTACCGATGATTGATATTTCATGAGATATAGCCTCTTTTGCTTCTGATGCCATATTTCCGTATGTATCATTCATATAGTTCCAAACTGCATGAAGCGGATCCGTAATTGCTATGATATCATCATAGCTTAGTCTTCTGGTGCTCTCCTCGACTCTATCATGGATTTTGATAGGTTGATCACTTGGGAACCTTGCATCATTACTAAATACAAAGTTACCCCCGAATTGTAACATCTCATCAGGATCCGGTGAAGGACTAGCCATCCAGTGATTTATATTTCTTGGATTTCTGTGAATGTATAATTTTTCGGATTCATCTATATTCCAAGACTTATCAACATTACCATCTTTAACAGATTCCCCATAAATAACGACTCTATCATGATTCACAGACATGCCATTATTGGTACAATCAGGTGAGTTTTTGTATATATTTGCATATATACCGTTCATTTAATAACTCATCTCCGGATCTTCCAAGAATTTTAACCCATTCTCAGTTATGATATAACCATCTGTACCAAGTCGTTTTAATCCTTGTGTGGTTATAATACAGTTTGTTTCCATTTTAACAAATGGTGTTGTATTTTGTCCGTAGTCATGAGCTAATCTATCAAGCCATCCCTCATTACTTGGAAAAAGATGTGCTATTCTTGCCCTTGTACTAAATGGATTGTCTCTGATATACTTTAAAATTTCTTCTTCTGTTGTAAATATATCATTGTTTTCATGCATCTTGTTTACAAAAGAGTCATTTTTACCCTCTGCATATGCAATATTTTGTTCCCATGTCCATTCAGATCTTAGATCTTTTGTGAGTTTTGGGAATTCACAATTTAAACCATATTCTGACTTTACAAATTCAAGAGCCTCTTTAAAAGTATCATATGATTCCTTCAAATAATGGCCTGTGCTGTTTGTGTGGTTGTATTCTTGGATTATAATGCTTTTCTCAAATTGTGCATGTCCTCCAAATTCTAACACGAGTTTTTCACCATTATGTAAAAATTCAGGTGTATAAACTCTCAAGCCTCTTGAGGCTCGGTTTTCAAGTTCAACGGTTTTAACCGTTAATTGTTCTGATTCCATAGTATTATAATGGTACAAGAGTAATATATATCTATCTATCCTTTGAATGTATCATCCGGAATGTTACCATAATAGTATTTTTCTAGTGCAGCAATTGAATTAAAAGAATTATAATTACTATTATAGTATCTAGGCATGTAATGATCATAATTAATTCCATTATGAATTATATTTCCTTTATAAGATTCCGGGTATTTTTTTCTTATATAATGTTCGTATGATATAACATGATTAACAAATGGCATATAATGTATGATCCCCAGGTATACCAGTATTTTATTTATTATATTCATTATAGTATAATGATATAATATTGTATTTATACGTTATAAATCGGGGAATTCTTTTAAAAATTGTTTCTTAATATCATCACAATTAGCTTCAAGTAATTTATTCATTTCATAAAAGAAAGCTTGTAGTTCAGCATCAATTATTAGTACCGGGCAATTACCGAGGTTAATAGTATCTATCATAATACCATCATAGTAAAAAAAGAATATTAAAGGATCACTACACTTTATTTGATTAAGTTGTTTAATCTAGTGATGGCCTCATCTGGGTGATCTTCTAAAATACCCATAATATCTTGTATTTCTGCTATAATATCATTATTCATGATAAATCATTCCAGGTTGGAAAAACGTGTATTACTGTATCATTTCCTAGTATAATAGGATCCGGGTCAAGTGAATCACATAATGCATCTAATGAGGAACGAATTTTTTTCCAGGATGCATAAATTTCTTGATGTTCTAGCTCTGATATTTTACTATACATATGATCAGTATGTGATTGTTCTTGTAACATTACAAGAGTTTTAAAACTCTCTTTGGATGGTACTAATAACAATTGATTGACTTTAATAGCTTCTGCCATTAATTGTATAGCCAATGCACCTTTCACATCTGGTTCTAAATATCTAGTCATGAGTTCTTTTTGGTATGTTTGATATTCTTTTTTTGTGTGATTCATTATGATAAATCCTCCAATGAACCGTTAGAGTCCTCACATGCATGCTTTGTAATCTCACTAATATTACCAAAGTCCCATTCACTAAACTTTGATACCAGGATCCCCAAGATTTCATTATCTGATGTATCCTTTTGGTATTCTGGTAAAATCATCTGCTTTTTACCTTCTATAATGGCGTTTTGTAAAATAACCATATAATCTATTTTTGTTGTTTGTTCTGATTCCATAATACTATGAGAGTGATAGAGTATTATAAATCTATCTATTCAAAGATCTTCAATATCTTTAACTATAATGTTTCTTTCTTCTTGTAGTTCATTTTTTCGTCTTGACATTGGCTTATAACCCTTTAAAACCTCTTCATAAATAATAATATCCCGGGGATCCTGATTTGATAGTTCAAAAGGCAAATTATTATCTTTAATGAATATGTCATGCATAGCTTTATTTCTATTAACTTCTAATTCATGAACACGGTTAGTAATTTCATTCATTTTATGAACAGCAATATTAAATCTATGATCAGCATCTATTAGTTGAGCTTCTAATGCCTCTCTTTTTTCTTGTACAGTATACATTAATGTACATTAGATTAAAACTATTATAAATGTATCTATTAAATCCCGGGAAAGATATATAATAACATTAAACAACATTGTTATTAAGAATAGACTCAAATGTTAATAACATTTATGAATAAAACCAATATTTCTTTGCATATATTCTCTATATAGAGAGAGAAATGACAAAAAGAATATAGGCGTAATTATCATGGTACAATCTCACATATCATTTTATATCCGTTCATTATAATCGGGGAATTACCATTTATGAGTGTTTACTAACATTGTTACTATAATACATGACATATGTTATAACCTATCATAAGACCCAATAAAATACTCAATGATGTTACGTATAAGAATGATCCTATCTTACCTGGTTGAGTAATAGATTCTTTTGTTCCTGTATTGGCTTTTTCATCACTCATAATTCTCTCTAATATCTCCTATAATATCGGACACCCACTCCCCTATATATACCTTTGTATAGCTATACAGATCTGTATAGCTAGGCGTAATAATAGATTACCCTATATAAACCTTTACTATACGAACTATATAGATGTCCTTTGGACTATATAGGCGAAGCCTAGAACTATATAGTTAGACACTATATGATGGGTAATATAAACCTTTGTGCCTAGAATGGAAATGCTGGGGTAATATATACGTTACTATCATTTCCGGGAATTAGGCCTAAAACAATGTACCATAGGGGTAAAGCTGCTTTATGTAGCGGTAATCTATCCATGCCTAACTCTATGACTAGATACCTTACATAAGGGGTAAAGTGTACCATGCCTAACACATTGTAACACCCCGATGCTGCATGCCTAGAATAGATCGCTAATTCTCTCTTTCGGAGTATAATTGTGCCTAGAATTATACTTTACAGCTAGTCAAAATGTCTTTATTTCTGATCGCTATAGTACACTATGGTATACTAGTCAAGGCCATGCATGGTATATGATTAATACATTGTACATAATAGCCACTCGGATATTAATAGATACATACTTATTACCCCGATTCTTTTATATACTGTTATAGCATAGATATATATTACCCATTATATTCGTGCCTAGAAAGTGTATCCACACAGATAGGTTTATATGTGAGGGGTAATCAGATGTACACATGAAAAATATTATTTTACGCCTAAAATAGATTTATAATAGACTCGTATACATAAAATATTTTCTACGAAAATTACAAAAAAATCTCCAAAAGGGGATTGAAAAAAAGATATATAAAGGGCTCATACATTACACTATAATACAATGAAGGTAAAGATAGTTAATGCCACTATAGATGATACTAGTGATTTTTTTGATAGAGAGAACAAGTGCTTTGGGTATAAGGTTAGATTTGACAAAGAAAAATTGTACTCCCGGCTGGACACGTTAATTATGCATGGATATTCTTACAAGGCTGTACATAAGAAAAAGATTGTTGGTCATGTTACATCCTTCATTACACGTACCGGGGATCTGTTTGTTGATTATTTGTGTGTTGATGTAAAGCGTAAGGGTATAGGTACTTTGTTGTTAAAAAAATTAAGAACTGAAAATCCCCGGAAAACAATATATTTATTTACTGATCATACAAATATATCATCAATGTTATTCTATTTAAAGTCCGGATTTGTATTTGATAAAAGAGAAAAAGACAGGATTTACTTTGTGCTGTGATACTAGCAATGATACAATAATAAAGTCAGTAGATGAAAAGGTTCATAAATATATAAAAAAGAACAAACGTTCATGTTTCATTAATAATTATACAGAACTCTAAATCATAGTTACAAGTGTCTAAACTATGCTTTTACCTTCCATCCACTGTAACAATGTGTTCTGCATAGACTCCTGTTGTAGTTAGTTAAACTTGAAATAAAATTACAGCATCCCGATAATCTACAGTGGAATAACCAGAAATTTCTTTTATGACCTTTTAATATTACTAGTCTTGGTGATCTGTTACTTCCCATGTTACATCATTGTTTGCACAACTGACTAATCTTCTTAATCTCATCTAACACATTATTTAAATTCTCCAAAGCTCTATCCTTCTCTCCCCGGATGATATAATTTATTGCCTGGTTAAAGTCAATATTTGTTCTAATTGTATGTATTAGTAATTCTTCATTCATTGTATTATAATAACATCTTCCGGAATATTAATGTATGTAAAACTATTAGAAATTAAAAAGGTGAATGGTTTTTTTGTATTGTTCTAAATGATGATTGCCTAAATGTATTCTCATCCATCTAAAATCTTCATTTGTTACAATCTTTGAACAAAAATTACATTTTAGATCTTCAGAATGTTCAATGGGTGTAAAACATTCTTGTACATACTTGTCATCCCAATCAGTCATAATATCATTCCCCACTGGTCAGCCATGGCATCAGCTATTCCCTGAAATGTCCTGCTTCTAATCTTCCACCTGTCCTTTCCGGGCGGTGTGTAATGTATTCTCTGTGAGATGTTCTTTGGAAGTTTTTTCATTTCCTCTTTAACATCATTTGTAGGTATCAGTTTTGGAAGGTTCTTTAGCCATAAACATGTTGCTTTTCTTTCCAAGTGTCCGAACTGATATGGTTGGATTATTTGTGTGTATTTCCCGATATTATTTCGGGCATACTTGTGAGGGATTGGATTCTCAAGACATATTTTTTCTATTGGTGCTTTCTTTAGCTTGTTGAAAAACTCGCACGCATGATCCAGTTTTCCCCATCTTGACTCATCCTTGTGCAGCCAGCATACTCCAGAATTTGCCATGTATGTACAGTCGGGATGTCCTATCATCATGTCCCAATTTTCATTCAAATGATTTAACACATCATCTTTAATATGCCAGTTTGGATTCCCCTCAGTATCTAAAATATCACATGAATATGCATCATGACCTATTTTTCTAAATGCCTTTGTTACAACCTGTGAAAACTCACAGGCTACTAAAACCTTCATATCATGTATAATCTGTATTACCCATATAAGTGTAGTAAGATTCTTTAATTGAAAAAAAGATAGCCCCGATTTGGGGGCATATTGTTAAACAGTTTAGATTGAACTAAGACTGGTTAACGCCTAAAGTAGCTCTGACTTGTTTGTACAATATTGAAACGATATAAAAAGTTATACTACTCTTGTTTCCTGGAATTTAATTGGTGCTGTGACAATACGCCACATGTGTTGATCATACCTTCTATGATTAATAGTAATAGATTCTCTTATTACTTTATATTTTATATCAGTTACCATTGTATCTTTAGAGAGTGCAGCAATTGATTTGAGTAACTCTTCATTTGGGGATTTGTCTTTATCATTTAATTCCTTCCCGGTGATCATAATATTTACCATTATACTACTATAGTAGTATCATAGTATGCAGTATAAAAAGGTTAAGACCAACAGTCGTCACTAAGATCTTATTGTTGGCTTAAAGCCAAACAGTGAGTCATTATTGGCATATGAAATTAATACTATTTTATGTTATATATACTTTAATCTTTTACAGGTGTACCGCCTAGACCAGTTTCTTCAGGTAGTACATCTTTTTGTTTACGATATAAAAATGATATTAAATTACTAATTTTTGTTTTGGTTAGTTTTACTGCTTTGAGTGTTGCCTTACTTTTGTGACTCGTTTCTTTTAGTTTCTTTATGAAATATTCATCATCTACTGCTGAAGATATACCCATTTCATTTTTAACAGATTCCAATTGTTCGTCACTAAATGATACATTGGATTCTCCAGGAGATAATTTTTCTAATTTTTCTTCTAGGATAGATATTTGTAATGTTAAGGATTGTACAGTATCCGGCTTTTTTGCTTGTTCCTTTACATTTGGTGCATTAACCATGTTATTATGTAATATATTCATATTACCGTTATAGATGTTTAAAAGATCCCTGACTGTAAAATATTTCTCTTTATATGATGATATGACACTTCTTAGATTTTTCATTAATATGTGACCTTTCATATCCATTATACAGCACTATTCATATGTGATGTATTTAAATCTTTTAATCTGGATAATACACAACCTCCCCCGAAACCACATGAATTACAATGGATTAAAATTTCTTGTATTGTAAGATTCTCCATATCATTTGAAGGTTTTTCCGGCCACGATTGTATCATAATATTATCACTTTCACATTTCAAACATACACGTTTCCCGGGATTCATTACACCATACCATAATGTAATAGTAGAATATAAATCATTTCTTTTATATAAGTAAGTATTTAATACAATGGGTATGGAGATTGAGTATAATATTAAATTGATTTTAGGCAGTATTGCAATTATAGGAACAATTGTAGGTGCTTTAAAATACCTCTACAAGCGGGGTAAAAAAGAACAGTCTGAAGAAAATAGAATTGATAATATTATAGATATCATAGAAAGACTGGAAACTAACATAAATGTCTGGAGGGATGACGTTAAAAAAGAAATTGAAGAAGAAACAAAAAAAGCTCACACACAGCATACCAAACTTTTTGAGAAATTACAAGAATTATCAGATGAGATATCCTACATCAAGGGTCGGTTTGATCAATCCATTCATTGATACAATCCATAATATTATGTTCCTGATCTCCCGTGGTATCAACAATATTAGATATTTCAACATGAAAATACTCATGATCAATAACTGCTATGAATAGTGCAGCAACAAGATTATCCTTTATTATACCACTACATTTCAAATTATTACTAAAATCAGTAAATTCTTTTAGAAATATTTCAATTCCATCCCCGATACTGTCATATTCTGCATAATTATCATTGTTATCCTTCCAGTTGAATATTATCCCTACCATGGTACAAATACAACATTTGGACTAATATTGTTTAATTCCTGATCGCAAAACGTCTTTTTTTGAAAGAAATAATAAAACAAAAAATATTTTTGTATATATCACTATATACGTTTAAGAAAAGAGTATATACAAAGTATGTCTTTCCTTATATCTCTTGTTATATATTGTTATTGTGTTTTAATATAATCTCCCATTTACATTCCCATTGTTTGATATTTAAATCTTTATATATACTAATTTACTATACGTATATAGTGATATATACAAAAATAAAAACACACTTTGATCCATGTAAAATATTATTATAATTCTTTTGTGATCGCAAAATCACTTGATAAAGTAAAAAATACTTAAATCGTATAATATTATACTATAATGGTAATGCCTCATAACTTTGAATTGATTGTATTAAGAACATGGTGCTCCTTTTGTGCAACTCATTCATGCATACAAATATTTCCAAACTCCCAGGTTGTAGGATGTATAAAGTGTAGGGCAGTATTTGATGGTACATCACAGGCAAAGGAAGAAGAGTTTTATAAGGCAAACAAACTAGATATATAATAACATGACATTAAAGGAATTAAAAACTGTAGAATATGGAAAAATTAAAGATTTATCATGTCTCATATTAGATAAACCGATAGGAAAATTATCATTAAAGGATTCCGGGAGATGCATATTTTTACTAATACAAAGATATCTAACAATACAGAGAGCATACAACCAATTGGTGAACAATGTTGTGTCTCATTATAATGATAATATAATAGATAAACCTACAATACTATCCATTCTAAATGAAAAAGAAGAAAACCTGGAAAAGTTACTGGATGTAGTTAAAAAATCTCAGGCCAAAGGATAAGGTAATTTTATTCCCTTCATGTGAACATAGTACGTACCTAATTTGTCTTTCCCCCCCCAATATGTACTCATGGCATATTCAAAATCTATATCCTGTTTTTTTATTAATTTGTTCTCCGGGGTTCTAATGTATAGTTCTGCGTTTTTTTCTTTCATGGTATCATTGTACAGTAATAGCAAGATATTTAACTCCTATTATGATACATATCATAATGGGAAAATATGATAAAATATCAACCTCTAGAGGAACTGTTGATGAAAAGAATGTATTATTAAAACAATGTATATCCAATGAACTAGCAGAAGCAAATAGGTTAAAGAGATTAGAAATAATGAAAGATGATGATTATATGACACTTGAATTATTGAAAGAAGAATTAAAGGATCAAGCATGAAATTATCTGAACTCCCG